ATGCCAAACCCCATAAACCGAGAAAGGAAAACCACCATGAAGATTTCAAAAATCACGATTAAGAGTCTTTTCGGAATCAAGGAATGGAGCGGAGATGGTAAGAATATTGAACTTGTCGGAGACAACGGAACCGGTAAAACATCCGTTATTGATGCAATCAGATATGCCCTTACCAACGCATCAGACCGTGAGTACATCATCAAAAACGGAGAGACAGAGGGAGAGATTATCATTGAGACAGATAGCGGTCTCTCCATAGACAGAAAACCGAGACAGGGAATGACGGATTATAAGTCTGTGAAGCAGAACGGCAATGTTGTTCCCAGTCCTGAAACATTCCTGAAAACCATATTCACTCCGTTGCAGCTTTCTCCTATGGAGTTCATCTCTATGGATAAGAAAACCCAAAATGCAACGATTCTGGATATGATTCAGTACGATTGGAACCTTGAAACGATCAAAGAATGGTTCGGAGAACTGCCGCCGGATGTGAATTATGAACAGAACATTTTAGCGGTTCTGAATGACATTCAGGCAGAAAACGGTTACTACTTCATGCACAGACAGGATGTAAACCGGGACATTCGTGCTAAGAAAGCTGTTATTGCCGATATTGGAAGTTCTCTTCCTATCGACTATGACGGAGAGAGATGGGAGAAAGAAAACCTCTCAGAACTCTATACGGAGATTGAGAAGATCCGTAAAAACAATGAAACCATCGAAAAGGCAAAACGTCTCAGAGACAGCCACGATGGAAAAATCAGAAGTTTTCAGGCAGACAAGGAAGTGAAACTGGCCGCACTCGACAGAGAGATGGCTGCACAGGAGAAAAACATTGAGAGTGAACTGGCGAAGTTGAAGGAACAGATTAAAAATCTGGAAGAGAAGAAATCCGGTCTCTCAGGTGCAAAGGCTGACAAGGAAAAAGTTATCAGTGCTGAGTATGAAGCTGCCGTTTCCAAGTATGAGGCTGAGGAACAGTCCTACGCAGAATACGCAGATATGGAAACCACACCTATTGATGATCTCATGGCAAAGGCCAACGAGACGGAGAAGATGAAAGGCCATATCAACGAATGGCGCAGAATGTTGTCCATCCAGGAGGAAGTAGCCACCTTGCAGAAAGAGTCTAATTCTCTGACAGAAAAGATTGAACTTGCAAGAACTCTTCCGGGAACCATTCTGGAAACGGCAGAGATCCCGATTGAGGGATTATCTGTAAAGGACGGAATACCTCTTATCAATGGGCTTCCGGTAAGCAATCTTTCCGAGGGAGAAAAACTGGATCTCTGTATTGATGTGGCAATTCAGAATCCGTCCGGTTTACAGATCATCCTCATTGATGGTACTGAGAAACTGTCTGAGGAAAACCGCACACGTCTCTATGAGAAGTGTAAGAAGAAAGGGTTGCAGTTTATCGCAACCAGAACCACAAGTAACAATGAATTAACAGTGATTGAACTGTAGGAGGAAACACTATGGCAGACAAAAACAATGGTCTTGACGCAATTATGGCGATGATGGCTCTCAAAACTCTTATGAACGACACAAAGGATTTGGCAATTCATCCGTTCACTATCGAAGTGACTGTTACTCCGGGATCTATCGGATGCAGTGCATCTGGAAACAGAAAGTTTCTTGAAGATTTGGACGGCGGTATTGAATGGTTGGATGAAACTAATGATCGTGTCAAGGACATCATGGCTGAGCAGACTACAAAGTTGGCTGAGCTTATGAAAAAGAAGTTTGGTTTTGAGACTGTTGCAGCTGATTCCAACTCCGAAGATGGTTTCGCAAAATTTATGGAAACTCTCTTCGGGGGGGGCAGAACGATAGCGAATAAAACAAATAATCTGCCTGCCATAGTGTTTTATTGGTAGGCAGATTCATAAAAAACAGGAGGTAATTTATGGCAACAAAAGACACAAATTATTTGGTAGCAGTCCATAAAGGACTGGACGAAAGCCTTGAAAAACAGGTTGCAGCTCTGCCGGAGAAATTCAACAAGCAGAGATTTTTACAGAACTGCATGACGGTTCTGCAGGACGGACAAGCTGATTTCTCAAAATGCGAAGCACCGACCGTTGTGCGAACACTCTTAAAAGGAGCTTTCCTTGGCCTCGATTTCTTTAACGGAGAGTGTTACGCAATCCCTTACGGAAATCAGTGTCAGTTCCAGACTGATTACAAGGGAGAGATCAAACTGTGCAAGAGATATTCGAGCAATCCTATTCAGGACATCTACGCAAAGGTAGTCCGGGAGGGAGATAAGTTTGAGGAAGTAATTGAAAACGGAAAGCAGTATGTCAATTTCAGACCTAAGACTTTTTCAAACGGAGAGATCATCGGTGCGTTTGCTGTAGTTCTCTACAAAGACGGTTCCATGATGTATGACACCATGAGTAAAGAGGACATTGAGCACACCAGACAGACGTTCTCTAAGGCAGCAAACAGTAAGGCTTGGAAAGAAAGCTACGGAGAGATGTGCAAGAAAACAGTTCTCCGCCGACTGTGTAAGTTGATTGACCTTAACTTTGATACCGCAGAACAGTGTCAGGCATTTGAAGATGGTTCGGCATTTGATGTTAAGGAAAAACCGAAAGAGAAGTACCAGGCACAGGACATTTACCAGTCTCACGATCAGAGTTCTCATAACGCAGATGAGAGTTCTGATGGTGTGATTGACGGAACATTCAAGGAAGTAGATGAGTAATCTTCTTAAACTTACCCCGGAGAACTATTACACCAAAGAAGCCAATATGCAGTATGTGTCCGTTTCTCAGTACAAAGAGTTCAACGGCACGACCGGGAAAATGGGTTGTGAAGCATATGCTATGGCGAAGCTCCGGGGAGAAGTCGAGGAAGTAACCACAACTGCGTTAATGGTAGGTTCCTATGTGGATGCCTACTTTGAGGGTACACTTCCTACATTTTCCGCACAGCACCCGGAAATCTTCTCATCCAGAGGTAAAACCGCCGGAGAGTTGAAATCCGAATACAAACAGGCCTCAATTATGATTGACCGTGCCGTGAAAGATCCAGTTTTTATGCAGTACATGGCCGGAGATAAGCAGGTTATTATGACCGGGGAAATTGAGGGAGTTCCTGTCAAAATCAAAATTGACAGTGCAGACGGCAGACGGATCACTGATCTCAAAACAGTAAAGAGCATCACAGAAACCTTTTACGCAAAGGACCTGGGGCAGAGACTTAATTTCTGCGAGTGGTGGGGATATGATTTGCAAGCTGCCGTGTACCGGGAGATTTACAGGCAGAATACCGGAGACCTCTTACCATTTTACATCTGCGCAGTCAGCAAGGATAAGACTGATAATGTTCCTCATCCGAGAATCAAGGTTATTGAAGTGCCACCACTGATGATGGATGAAAAACTGGCAGAGGTCAAAAACAATATCGTGAAAATCCAACGCATTAAAGACGGAGACATTGAACCGCTTAGATGCGAGGTCTGCGATTATTGTGCTGATACTGAGGTTCTGGATGGCCCCGTCTCCATGGATATGTTGATGGGAGAGATTTAATGAAAGATTCAATCGTAATTGATATGAAATACGCTGATTACGATATGATAGACGGCTCTTACGGTGTCGAGAGACATCATTTGATGGGTGGGGCGAACAGGAGCCATGCAGACGAAGATGGTCTGTGGGTTCCTTTATCTCCGGATCACCACAATTCAAGCAGAATGAGTGTTCATCACAACAAGGAAATGAAAGTAATGAGCCATATCATTGCACAGTTGGCGTATGAGCTTGAAATGGTATCTACCGGACAAGCCAAGGATAAAAACGAGGCAAAGGAAATGTTTCGGAAAAGATACGGAAAAACATTCGTATAGTAGGCAAATGCTTATTATAAATAATTCTTTTGAAAGGAAGTGAAAACAGTGGCAGAGAAACTTACATTGGCATCCATGTGTGCCGGAGGGGTTCAGGAACGTATCGACAGAGCGTTAGCGAAAATCTCAGATAACATTCTGGATTTGAACACTGATGCAAAGAAGAAACGTGTACTTGACGTAAAGATTACTCTCACTCCGAATGAGGATGATAGAGAGGATGTTTCCGTTGAGGTACAGACTTCCGTTAAGTTGGTTCCTGAGATGGGACTGAAAACTCAGTTGTTCATCAACAAGGATTTCAGAAGCGGTGTTACAACGCTTACGGAGCACTCCAAAGGTGCGATCAAAGGTCAACTCACTTTGGATGATTGCGGTATGAGTATGAACCCGGAGGAAGATGAGGAAGAGAGACCGGTAACGGCTGAGGAACTTGGCTGCGATCCTGAGACCGGAGAAGTTCTGGAAAAAGAAACTCCGAAAGAGGGTCCGAAAGTAATCAGTATGAGAGATGTAGCAAACGGTTAGGAGGAACAGCAATGAATTTTGGAAAAGCAATAGAAGAAATGAAAGCCGGTAAGAAAGTCGCAAGACAGGGATGGAACGGCAAAGGACAGTACATCGAACTTGCAAGCAATATCAGTTATGTAAATGCTGATGGCAACATTGTGAACTGTGAGCATGATGCCATCGGAAACAAGGCAATCGCATTTGTCGGAACATCTGGCGTACAGATGGGGTGGCTTGCTTCTCAGGCAGATATGTTGGCAGAGGACTGGCAGATCGTACAGTAACAGGAGGAAGATATGTTAAAAGCAGCTATTGAGAAAATCCTTTCCCTTGACGAACCTCATATTAAGTCGATTGAGGGAAGAACCTATGTAGATAAGAATATGACGATGATTGGCAAGGAACTTAGAGCGGATGGCATTACCATGAACACACTGAGCAGCCTTGTAGATTTCATCAAAAAGAGCACAGAAGATTTCAAGGACGGACAGTACATCGTCCAGGTCGTTTCCCCTACCAAAGTTATTCTGTTTTCCGGTTTGGATGCAGACCGTAAGAGAGAAACACTTGCAGTAGTTGAGGCTGAAATCCCGGACTTCTCATTTGGACGGTTCACTGAAAACGAAGAGTTCATTATCGGAGTGCAGTCCAAGTTCCTTGATGAAGATGCAGAGGTCAATGATAAGCCTATCATCTTGCAGTTTGCCGGAAACGTGAAAGCCGGTACGGTAGCTGAGTACGGAGATACAGGAGTAGGACAGAAAGCGGCCATTAAAAAGGGCGTTGCATCCTTACAGGAGGTTGAGGTTCCAAGTCCTTGCCGCCTGATGCCGTACAGAACCTTTACAGAGGTTAAGCAGCCTATGAGTAGTTTTATCTTCCGCGTAAAGGACAATGATCGCCTTGGTGTTTCCTGTGCCTTATTTGAGGCAGACGGAGGCGCATGGAAGAATGAGGCAAAGAAGAACATCAAAGATTATCTTGAAAAAGAGCTTGCCGGAGTGCCGGACATCTTTGTGATTTCTTAATAATCGTAACCGTAAATATGTTCTGCATTATCTCCTAAGATTGGTCTCTGAGGAAAATATGTCACGAATACCGCAGAATACACAAACTGGTTACCTCCTTTAAGAAATGATTAGTTGAATGGTATAAAAGAATCTTTTGTTAAACTACCCAGGAGCCGTCATTGTGGGCGGCTCCACCCATTAAGCAGGAAAGGAGGGGTATAGATGCACAAGGTTGTTATCAAAGGGAACTATTACGGAAGAACCAGAACTTTGCCGGATCTTAACGATTATTTGCATGAATGTGCAAGGCATCCGCAGATGGGTGCAAAAATGAAAAGAGACTATCAGATGATCGTGTGTAATGCCATTAGAACGCAGTTGCCACGTCTAACTATAAATAATCCCATCATTATTCATTATCGGTTCTATGAGCCGGATAAGCAGCGAGACAAGGGCAATATATTCGCCTTTGCTGACAAAGTATTTGAGGACGCATTGCAGAAATGCGGAGTAATCAAAAATGACGGTTGGGGCGAGATTGATAACTTTACACATGACTTCTTTGTGGATAAGAAAAACCCAAGGATTGAGATTTTCCTTGAAGAGATAGAGAAAGGACCGTTCGATGGCTGAGAAAAAGTATTATTGGCTTAAATTGCCCCGGAATTTCTTCGGAAAGCACTATATCAAAATACTCAGAGCCAAGGAAAACGGAGAATTGTTGGTGCTTTTCTATATGTGGATGCTCACAGAAGCCATAGACCATGAGGGGAGGCTTAGATATTCCGAAGATATTCCGTATGACGAGGAAATGTTGGCGGAGGCATCCGGCTTTGCGTTACATATCGTTACACAAGCGTTACAACAATTTACAAAACTGCAATTAGTAATTACAGAAAGTGACGGAACACTGTTTATGCCGAAATCAATCGAAATGATTGGTTCTGAATCTGCATCAGCTCAAAGAGTTCGTGAGTACAGAGAACGGAAAAATAGCAAGGAGAAAAAGCCTGAAACCGTTGAAAATACTGAAAGTAACGACAATGTAACAAAATGTAACTCTGATGTTCAAAAAAGTAACATAGAGAAAGAGTTAGAGAAAGAGTTAGAGAAAGAAAATAAAAAAGGGGGAAAGAGGGAAACTACCCAATCAATTTTTGAAAGGCTTCTCCCTGAGTACACCATCTCTGATGTAATGGCAGATAAACTTCGCGAATGGTTCAAGTATAAGACGGAACGGAAAGACGGATATAAAGAGCAGGGTATGAAGTCGTTGTTGAAACAGGTTGCCAATAAGGTCTCCGTCTATGGAGATACTGCCGTATGCAATCTTATTGATGAATGTATGTCGAATGGATGGAAAGGCATTATTTGGGATAAATTGCAATCATCTTCTGCATACAGAAATAGTGGAGATCGCATTGGAAACAGAGTAAAGGATGTGGATGGCTGGTAATGGAAAGAGAAGAATTTAAGATTTTGGTAAAAGCTATGAAAGCGGTCTACGCACAGCCGACATTCATACCAGATAAAGACGCTTTCGATGTGTGGTATGGATTGTTACAAGATCTTCCGTATGAACAGGCGAATTTGGCAATTCAAAAGTACATGACGAGTGAGAAGTTTCCACCAACCATTGCAGACATCCGAACAAAAGCAACAGAGATTGTTGCTCCGGTGGAAGAAAGCATGAGCGAACTGCAGGCATGGGCGTTGGTACAGAGGGCGTTAAGGAACTCCGGTTATAACTCAGAAGAGGAATTTGCAAAACTGCCGGAGGCGTGCCAAAGAGCTGTTGGAACGGCGGCAAACCTCAAAGAGTGGGCGTTAATGGATTCAGACCAAGTGGCAACCATTGAACAGTCGCACTTTATCAGGAACTATCGGACTTCGGTGCAGAGGATGAAAGAGGAAGCACGACTGCCGGAGAATGTAAGGATGCTCATAGCCGATATGGGGAAGAAACACGCAGCACTTATGGAAAAGGCAGTAGACCCACAGATAGAAATGCAAAAAATTGAAGTGCCGGAGGAAAAGACCGAACCACCATCCGGTATGTCAAACGAAACCAGAAAGAGACTGGATGAAATGTATGAGAAGTTCGGTAGAAAATAGACGGAGGAAAGGGCAGCGCGCATAAATCCTGGGAACCTCTGAAATGAATTGAGAAAATTATCATACAAAGAGATGAGGGAAAGAGGATTGTGTCCGAAGTGCGGTAAGGAAAACCCAACGCCGGAAAGATCCATGTGTCCTGACTGTGCTGCAAGAAATTCTGAATTACGCAAGCAGAACCGAAAATACCATGAAAGGATTGGGATATGCACTCATTGTGGGAAAAATCCAGCAGAACCTAACAAAAAGCTATGTTATGAGTGTTTGGGTCAATTTCAAGATAGTTATTCGGAAAAAGGGAAAACCGATGAACAGAAAGAGAAAGATCGGCTGAGGAAAAGGCAGTTAAAACAGGCACGCATCGAAAACGGACTATGCCCCAGATGCGGAAAACATCAATCACAGAATGGTGGTTTATGCCAGAGATGCAGGGCGTATCTGAAAAATTACAGAGACAAAAACCGATGCGATTTGTCACGTTCAGAGAGACCGGACTACGGCATTTGCTATATATGTGGCAAAAATCCAACAATGAAAGGGAAAAAGGTGTGTGATAAGTGTTATGAAACACGGCTGAGTACCTTACCGGCAATGCGGGAAAATGCGAATAATGACTACTTCCGGCAACTTAATTATGCGAGATTTTGCATGATAAAAAATCAAAGAAAGGAGAAAACGAGTGGATCAGATTTCAATGTTTGATTTAATGTACCCAACATTTAAGACTGACAACCCGGTGCGATTGATAGAATTGTTTGCCGGGGTTGGTTCCCAGGCGATGGCACTCCGTAATCTTGGCGTACCGTTTGAACATTACCTTATGTCTGAATGGGAAATGCACGCCACGGCATCATACAAAGCTATTCACATGGCGGACGATGATACTGATTACAGCGCAGAAATGAGTTCTGAGGATGTTATACAAGCACTTACTCAGTTGGGAATATCCGTGGATGGAAAGAAACCTCTCACGGAAGAGCAGATAAGGAGTCATTCATACAGTGACGCATGGCGCAGAGAATGTTACAACAACATAAAAGCCACGCACAACCTTGTCAACATTTGCTCAATGAGGGGGGGTGATCTGGCAATAACGAATACTGACAGATACACCTACCTTATGACGTATTCGTTTCCATAAGACCTTGCCAGGACTTATCACTTGCCGGAAAGATGCGAGGAATGAAAAAAGGATCAGGAACACGTTCCGGGTTACTGTGGGAAGTTGAAAGACTTCTGAATGAGACAGAAAATCTTCCCCAGATACTTCTCATGGAGAACGTGCCACAGGTTATTAGTGCGGACAACATAGATGATTTTCATAGCTGGTGCAGCTTCCTTGAAAGCAAGGGATATAAGTGTTATACGCAGATTCTCAATGCAAAGGACTACGGCGTGGCGCAGAACAGAGAGCGATGCTTCATGGTATCTATTCTGGGAGATTATAATTACAAATTTCCGCAGCCGGTTCCACTGGATAAGACAATGAAAGATTATTTGGAGGACGAGGTAGACGAAAAGTATTATATCAACTCCGAAAAGGCGCAGAAACTCATCAAGGACTTACAAGAGAGCGGCCAGTTAGATGGCATCTCAAAAACCGTTAGGGGGGGCAGAGGCTCAGTAGACCGGCATCATTGGGATGCGGTGTTACAGAAGTAGATAGCTCAGATGAACCATGAGCCGGCCGTTGATTGTGGCTCATACGGGAACAGGCGGAGAAAGAGGACGCATAATGTCCCCGGATGGCATATCAGTGGCGTTGTCGGCAACGGATTATAAAGATCCACCGAAAGTTTTAGTGGAGGAAAAAGTAAATGGCAGACAGAATAATCGTAGTCGGCTCACTGAACCCGGAAAAAGAAGTCCAGGACAGGGTCCGAGTTTTATCGGGGGGGGTATTTGCCAAGCAATAAGGGCAACAGACTACAAAGATCCTCCGAAAGTGCTTGTGGAATCTACGACCCATACAATAAAGCATTGTACAAAATGATATGTCCTACCCTATTGGCGAGCGACTACAAACATTTGAAATATGTAATTGAGGAACTATGAAATGGCAAATAAGGTACGCTGCATACAACTGGGGAATATCGCCGTAGGAAAGAGTTGGGATAATCCTCAGAGCGGAAGAATTTATTCCGTAGACGGAATTGCCCCGACCTTAAACACTTGTGGGGGGGCAATTTGGAACCAAAGATATTAGAAATCAAGGAAAGGAAAGAAGATATTGGCGACCGGAATTAAAAGGTTAGGCAATATTCTCCCCACTTCCACGAGAGAAAACCCAAACCAAGGGAGAGTGTATGATACCGGCGGCATAGCTCCGGCAATCACGAGTGGGGGGGTACTGTACCTTGCGTAATAACAGAGACGGAGGCTAAACATATTGCAGAATCAGAACAATAGATTGTGCAATATCTCTTCCACAAACTCATGTGGGGGGGGGTACTCACAGTTACCAGAAAGAGCAGACCGTATGTGAACTCAGAAGCGATGAGGGAATAAGATTTTTCAAAGATGGCTGCTGCGGAACTTTAAGAACGATAGACGGATGTGGAGACAAATGTGTGATTGAGAGAATAATTTGTGCGTCAAGAGGGAGAAATCCCACGAACCCATCTGACAGAACTGTAGGCGCACCAACAGAACAACGGTTAGAACCGAACTCGCAAGGGATATGCAATACGCTTACGAGTGTTGCGAAAGACAATTATGTTTTGGAGATAAGGACGGTGGATGATGGATAAAGAGTATATAGGCATCAAGCAGGCAACGGCAAAAGGCTACATAGAATGTGAGATAGGCGGTGTTGCAGATTTCTCTTATCCTACAAGTAAGATACGGAGAGGAAGAGTACAGGGCGGCGGTCATGTTTGCCCGACACTAACAGCACAGAGCATGGGTATCTGCCGTATTGAAAAATTTGATCGGGGGGGGCAAGACGGTATGCAGCATAATGATATTTCAGAAGATAAGGAGATTGATGTGGCAAAAGTAGGACAGGTTTCCACAGATGGAAGTCAGTGCGGATCAGTTTATTCAGACAATGGCAACGCGCCGACACTGACTGCCGGAACACACGGAGATGCGAACTCAAAGGTATGTACGGAGTATCGCATACGAAAACTTACACCCAAAGAGTGTTGGAGACTGATGGATTTCTCAGATGAGGATTTCCATAAGGCGGAGAAAGTAAACAGTAACACTCAGCTTTACAAGCAGGCCGGAAACAGCATTGTAGTAAATGTTCTGGTGGCAATTTTAGGGCAGTTATTCTCTGGAAAAGAGGATGTGTATAAAAACTGTAAAGTAAAAGCAGAAAGGTAGGAAAGGATAATGCAGAAATTGAAACAAACAATCGTGAAAAGAAAATCACATACCATAGATGAGGAAACAATGGGATTTCACGATTATGTTGAAAAGAAAGAGGACTTTTCCGAGTTTGTTGGAAGAGTAACGGATGCCTGCGAGGCGGTTGATGGAAAATTCCTGAGTGTGTCATATCCGAGTGAGGATGTCGCAGTTATTCTTTACAAGTGGTCTGACGGATTACATTAAATTTTTTTGCAGAAAATGTTTAGTCAACCAAACAAAAATAATTTGAAAGGAGAAAATTCAGTATGTTTGGAAAAACAGGAAAGGAAAAACAGGAAGATAACAAGGAAGCAGGCGTTGAGTATGCAGACTATGAGATCTGCCGGAAAAGCAAGGTGGGAGAGTATTTACAGACCGGTCAGGAGTTTTTTGTCGCTGATATGAAAAAGAAAAAGATTTACAGCTCCAATGACCTGAGACTGAGAGAACTGTCTGAAAAACTGGATTTAGAGCACACATTCGTATTCAAAGAAGCAAATTATATGTAAATCACAAGGAGGACGTATGAACGAACATAAAAGCAGTGCCGGAAAAGGCGGTATGGGATTTTTAGGAGCATTACAGATCGTATTCATTGTTTTGAAACTTTGCAAGCTGATTAAGTGGTCGTGGCCGGTGGTTCTCATTCCTTTGTGGATTGAGATTGCATGGATTGTACTTGTCCTGCTTCTGGTACTTATCGTGAGCATCGCAAAAGCAAACAGAAAATAACAGGAGGCAGATATGACACAGAAACAGTTAAGAGACCTCAATACAATCGTGGAAACCTACGGTTCGGATAAACAGGAAGATATGGCAATCGAAGAGTGTTCGGAACTCATCAAAGCCATTCTGAAATTCCGCCGGAGCAACGCAAAGGATTCCGATTTGAGAGACGCGGTTATTGATGAAATCGCAGATGTACAGATCATGCTCACACAGCTTGGAATTATTTTCAACTGCGTGGAAGAGGTCAATGAGCGTATTGATTTCAAGATCGACCGCCAGATGGGTCGAATTAAGGAAAGAGAGGCAAAACGTGATGTTTGTTAAGTCTCAGGATGGAGCGGTAGTTCTGAACAACGACAAGGTAACAGAATACAGCACGGACAGCAAATATGATGGGCGGTACAAAGTTGCTGCCCTCGTAGGAGAAAACAGAGTAGTGATTGGCAGATATTCTACGAAAGAAAAATGCAGAATGGCGATTTCAATGCTTATGGACTGCTACACCATGAATTTGCTGTTTGAAAGAGGACAGGATGAAAACCCCAGAGACTTAGTATGTGAATATGTGGCGGATCAACCACTTGGAGTGTTCGAGATGCCGCAGGAGGATGAAATCGAATAGGAGGACACTATGAGCAAAGAGTTTTATAGAGGGGAAATCTTCTATATCCGCAACGAGAGCGAATATAGCGGAAATGTACAGGGGGGGGGTAGACCTGCGGTAATCATAAGCAATGATATTGGCAACAATGCAGGACCTATATTGGAAGTGGTTTACCTTACCACCCAGGAAAAGAAACCGTTGCCGACACACGTTAAAATCAACAGTTCAAAATATCCGTCCACCGTGCTTTGTGAGCAGATTGATACGGTAAACAAGGATAAGGTTGGAGATTACATAGGACAGTGTTCTATGGCAGAAATGAAAAAGATCGATGCAGCGTTGGCGGTAAGCATCGGCATTGGAATTAACATCAAATCGAATGATCTGGTAAAGAAGTGGGCGGAAGCTGCAAATGAAGCAGTGAAGCCAGACGAGAAAGAACCTGAACCTATTGCAGAAAAGGTGGAGATGCCGGACGTTGAGACACAGTTGGAAATTGCAAAGATAACTGCTGAGAGGGACGTATACAAACGATTATACGAGGAAGCAATGGCACGGAGATAGGAGGAAACATGGCTCTAATAAAGAGAGACAGAGAAAACTTCTGGATATTAAATTGGCTTGATGAGTACATGACCGGTCACAAAGGATTTATATGTGGAGGATGTTTCAAAAACATATTCAATAAAGAAAAGGTAAAGGACCTTGATATTTTCTTTGAGAATGAAAGCGATTTTGATGATGCGGTACAGTATTTTGACAGTCAGACACCAGGATATGACGGAGACGATGTAAGAGATGAGAAATATCATTTCCACTACGAAAACGACAATGTAAAGGCATACAAACACATTGAAACAGGTGTTGTGATTGAACTTTGTTGCAAAATATTTGGAAAACCGGAAGAAATTCTGAATAAGTTCGATTTCACAATCACGAAGTTCGCATATTACAAAGAGGAAGTAGAGGATGAAACTGGTGCGGTAGCGAAAAGACAAGAACTTCCGTTTGAAACTCTGGAAGATGAGCATTTCTTAGAGGAAATTGGAATACCGGAAACACACATTGAGTACAAAATCCTGATGGATGATGCGTTTTTTGAACATCTGCATCTTAAACGGATTGTAATTGATAAAGATATTCCGTTTCCAATGAGCACTTTTGAACGGATGCTGAGATATGCAAAGTACGGATATTTCCCATGCAAAGAAACAAAGATGAAGATAATCAATGCACTTAGGGATTTGACAGACGAACAGGTTGAATTATCTGAAAGCCTTTATGACGGCATGGATTAAGGAGGAAAGATGAAAAAGACAGCGAGAGTAATTATCACATCAAAGTGCGACCGGAAGTGTCCGGGGTGCTGCAATAGCAAATTGGATTACACATCATTAGCGAAAGTGATTGGCGGTATCACGGCATTAAAGGACTATGAGGAAGTTGTGATTACCGGTGGAGAGCCTATGATAAATCCGGCACAGCTCTACACAGTCATTAAAATGCTCAGAAAGCAGAATAAGAGACAGAAAATCTATCTTTATACGGCTTGTCTGACAATGGACGATCATCCGGTAATTTTAAAACACTTGGATGGTATCACAGTAACAGTCCATGCAGAAGCCACAGATGAGGATATTCGTAACCTGAAATATATGAGTTCCAATCTCTACGATGAGGACTTGGATATGCGCCTGTTTATCGACAAGATGGTGTACGACCGGTACGACTTATCTAATATCTGCATGAAAACATGGGATGTAGTGAGAAAACTGGAATGGAAAGAAAAGTGCGATCCGGCAGAAAACGAAGAACTGTTTTTGTGGAATCTTTATTAAGGAGGCTACCATGGAAACTTATAGAGTTGTATCAATTACAGACAGAAAAGGCAATCCGAGAATTGAGGGCAGATACCCTCTCAGAGTAGGGAGAATGTGCAAGAAACCCACTCCAAGAAACGGAGATGCCATGATGATTGAATGGTTGGCTCAGCCGGATGGAACGCCGTATGTCGGCATGATTGTTACGAGTATGGTTATCGGATTCAAGACTGAGGATAGAGGAAAATACATCGAGGTAACAACCAAAAATTCAATCTACACATTTGAGAGAGTATGAGAGAAACAGAAACTTTTGAGTATATCCGCCAGAAGTACCCGGACAAAGAAGAAAAGTGGAGAAAGGTCACGCAGCTTGTAAAATTCGATGAGAATTTGGAAGTTAAGAGCGTGCATGATTTCAACATCAACTGCTACATATCAACATTTGGGAGACTTATAAGAAACGGAATCCTCTGCAATATGGCATACGGAGATAAATACGATATTTCCAGTATGTTCACAGATACGGACGGAAACCAAGTACGGTTTAAGAGACACCAGATTGTTATGCAGACTTTCTTCATGGGCGATAGACGGCGGTATGACACCGTGGACCATATAAACAACGTGGAGAGGTTTGACAACAGCATATACAACCTCAGATGGGCGGATAAGGGCGTACAGTGCGGAAACCGCAAGGACAAGCCAGGGAAACACAGAATGGTTATCTGCATAGGCGATGAGGAAGAAATCTTTTTCTCATGTCGGGAGGCGGAACGACTGTACAATCTACCGCCGAACTCGGTCGGTAAGGTATGCCGCGGAGAACTAGAATCCATATATGGTTACAGATTTGGATATTTATAAGGAGATCAGAAATGGGAAAAGATTGGACCGGAAATGGCAAGAGCATTTTTACAACTCTTGGTGCATCCAACCACACAGAGAAAGAAAGAGAGATTAACGACTACTATGCGACAGACCCTATCGCAGTAGACGCATTGTTACAGGGGGGGCAGAGCTGAATCATAAGATTTGGGAGTGCTCTGCAGGACAAGGACACTTATCAGAACGTCTCATAGAACTTGGGTACGAGGTACGCAGTACGGACCTTATCGACAGAGGGTATGGAGAGGGCGGAATAGACTTCTTGCAGACAACAGAAATGTGGGATGGCGATATTCTTACCAATCCTCCGTACAAGTACGCAAAAGAGTTCATTGAACACGCAATGACGATCATACCGGACGGGAGAAAGGTGTTCATGTTCCTTAAATTACAGTTCTTGGAGGGAAAGGCAAGAGGCGAGCTGTTTAAGAAATACCCTCCGAGATATGTATATGTGTCACGCAGCCGTATTCTGTGCGCCAAAAATGGAATGTTTGAGGAAATGAAAGCCGGAGGCGGAAGTGCAGTTGCGTATGCGTGGTATGAGTTTCAAAAAGGTTATAAGGGAGTGAGCATTATTAAGTGGATAAATTAGATTTTGGTTACTACAACATGGACTGTATGGCCGGCATGAAACTTTTCCCTGATAAATACTTTGATGTGGCAATCGTAGACCCACCATACGGAATCAATGCGCCGAACATGGCGATGGGAACCAATAAGAGCCGGACGAAGAACGGTTATCCAGCCGAAAGCACCGCAAGCAGATTGAAACGGAGTGGACAGGTAAAGGAATGGGATAGCAAACCGCCAACGGAGGAATACTTCAAAGAATTGTTCCGCGTATCGAAAAATCAGATTATATGGGGCGGAAATTATTTCAATCTGCCACCAACAAAGTGTTTTGTTGTATGGGATAAGGTGCAGCCGTGGGATGCCTTTTCACAAGCGGAGATTGCGTGGACTTCTTACAATCTCCCGGCAAAACTGTTCAGATACTCAAACACTGGCGGAACAAATTCAGAGAAGCGCATCCATCCAACCCAGAAACCGATAGCATTGTACGAATATCTAGTAGGTGCTTTTAAGCTATCGGGGGGGTGGTGCTTGACACACATGTAGGATCTGCGTCAAGCCTCATCGCATATCACAGAACCGGCGTGAGGTTTGTAGGGTTTGAGATAGACACCGAGATGTATGAGGTTTCAAATGCGAGACTAGAAAGAGAAAAAGCACAATTATCCCTATTCGATTTAGGGATGGAAAGGAATGGAGATGAGTAGTTTTATACCGATTTACGCGGTTGATTTTGACGGAACACTCTGCGAAAGTAAGTGGCCCGGAATTGGCGCGCCGAACAAAAAACTGATACAGCATCTTGTTCAACGCAGAACAGAGGGAGCAAAAGTGATCCTTTGGACTTGCAGAGTGGAAGAACATCTGAAAGAAGCGGTGGACTGGTGCAGTAAATTTGGCTTAGAGTTCGATGCGGTCAATGATAATTTGCCGGAAAACGTTGAAAAATATGGTAACAATCCAAGAAAAGTGTATGCCACTTGCTATATTGACGATTTGGCTGTGGATAAAAGAAAATACGATCTTCCGTTTCATGCGGACGAAAAGATCGACTATTCAAAATTCGATAAATACCCTCTCGGAAGTGAGTGGATGTTAAAGACGGAATATGCAGAGCTTCCGGTGGTAGTAGAAGAGGTAAATGCTTTTCACGGGTATATCAGTGTAAGAAGCACGAGCGAAGAGGATAAATTTAGATATTTTAAGGTTCGCCGTGATATTGAATGGTTTTATGACAAATTATTTCCAAAGGAGTGATGCGTTTATGAAGAAAAAGAAAATCAATCCGCAAGAATTTGACTGTGGATGCTGTGGAAATCAGATTTATAAGAGTCGCCTTAGAGACGAGGTAAAGTGTTGTTATTGCGGTTATATCAATCATGTAGGGAAATACACAGGTAGGAGGAAGAGACTTGGATAAAACGAAAATAGAGTGGGCTGACAGCACATGGAATCCGATTACCGGCTGCCGTCATAAATGCCCTTATTGTTATGCTAGAGGTATTGCAAACCGCTTTGTATCACGGAAAGGATGCCATCTGGTAGAACCTGAGACATACAAACTCGGAGACGATGGTTCTGAAACTTATGAGATCAATGAGCAACCGTATTATGTTGATGATGAGACCGGAAAACAATTCAGATGTGCCTATCCGCATGGATTTGTGCCGACAATCCACAGATACCGCATGGGAGAATACAGAGACAAAAAGAGGCAGAGAAATATCTTTGTCGGTTCAATGTCGGATGTGTTTGGAGAGTGGGTTCCTGATAGATGGATCAGGGAAGTGTTTAATGCTTGTGAGAAAGCTCCACAGCATAATTACCTCTTCCTCACGAAGAACCCCAAAAGATATATGGAGCTGCATCATTACGGAGAATTACCACTCAGAGATAATATGTGGTACGGAACGACAGTCACAGATCCAGATACGGAGTATATGGGGCAGGACGGACACTATGAGTTCCATACGTTTTTGTCAGTAGAGCCTATACTGGCAGACTTCGGAGAGCTGAGTGAGAAATCATACATCCCGGAGTGGATAATCGTAGGAGCTGAGACTGGCAGCAGAAAAGATAAAGTCATACCAAGACGAGAATGGATTGAAAATATTGTGGAGCAGTGCAGAAAGTACAACATACCGGTATTTATGAAACCGAGCCTCACGGACATTTGGGGCGAAGAACTCATTCAAGAGTTTCCGAAAGCCCTTATTCATGCCTGATTTATTCCAGAGCATTGATAAGAATATGCTTAAATCGCCGGTAGCGTACTGCAAAACACATAAAGGGTATCTATCAACGAAGCAAATGAAAGTCCATAAGTGCCTGCAGATAGGATGCACTGGACTGGAAAGGTTGGAACATCCCTACTGGGAGGAACGCCAACGGAAAAAGGATGAAGCAAAGAGGAAAAAGAAGCAACAGTAAATTGGTTCACGTTTCATTTGATGAAGTAGAGAGATTTGTTCCGAGAATTCCAAAACAGATTTGCCCGGATGAGGATAACACCACTCCGAGGATATGCGTAGCACCTAACATATTGAGTGCAATCCAGGCGATGCCGCAAGGCGGAACAGTGGCGTACAACATGGCAAGAATCGGTGTGCCGGTTGTTATCCATGCGTATTACATAGAGAGTGATGCTATCCTCATGCCGGAGCAGATAGCGGATAAAGTGCCGGATGCAGTTGCCACAGGAGAAATGTGGGTTATGGCAGTTCCGGCAGCAGTCCGGCGGATAGATTACGAGATTGTTGATCCGTATGTGCCTATGAGGATTGATAGGAATGGCACGAGAGAACGATTTCTTGTATGGTACGGAGAATTGAAACGGGTTCGGTATCAGGATAATTGGAGAAATCTATCTACCAGAACAGCCAGAAATCAAAAGGCGGTAGAGTGGTTTATGGAAAATAAGCCAGACATATCGTACAGAACATTTATGTCAAATATGGACGATGAACTATTGAAATCATTCCATGTGGAATTACAGGAGGTATGGGAGTGAACAAACAGAAGAAATTAGCAAAACAGAACACGCCGTTGTATAAGAGAGTACCGACACTTAATCTGGTGGACTATTCAGATATAAAAGTGCCGCTAGTAGTGATATATGACAGCCCGAAAGACTTTCCGGGAAAAGTGGTGGCAAGAGTATGGGACGGAGAGAAGAATCGGCCAACGAATGTTTACTGCGAATATGAAAACCTTAAAAGATGCGAAGATGATGTAATGTCAGCTGGATTTATTTTTAAGTTCCCAAGGACACCGGAGGACGATGCGTGCATTGTTGAAACATACATGAGATAGGAGAATCACAATGGCAAAGAAAAGAAGTTGCCGCAGAACTGCGGACGAGGATAAGATTCACGAAAAAGCCGTAAAGATGCGGAAAATGACAGATGAGCAGTTGGTACATTATGTTGAGGACAGAGCGGAGAAAGCCAGAAGTGAGGGTTTTAATCAGGGTAAAAAGTCCTCCGGCGGAGCGGATATTAACAAATTTCTCAAAGAGATTTCCTCAATCAAAGGAGTCGGAGATGCTACAATCTGCAAAATTGCGGATCATTTCAGAAAGGCAGGAAACCAGAATGAATAAGACGGCTTTGCAGAGGTTCGAGGAACGGAACGAAAAGGCGTGCTGCCTTAACTGCGAAAAGCTGATAGTTAAACACACAAAGACAGGACATATAAATTTCTGCGGAGAGAGCGAGAAAATCATTCTGGATATGTTTCTTGATGTCGGAACCAACTTCTCAGGGTGCAAATATGCAAGAAAGGAGTCAGCCGATGATTAAAACATGGTTCAAGGAGTACGAAAAGATCAAGGACAAGGCAGTTGTGGTATATCCGTATGAATGGGATTGTATGTCAGAGAAACAGCGGAATAAGATTCTTTCTAAGAAAACCGTTATTATGAGCGGAGAAAGCGGATATGCCTGTAAATATTATGAGATTATCGGAAACGTAAATAATCTGTCCGACCATGACTGTGCGATCATAGCAGACGGCGGAAACCTCTGTTTTGGTTACAGAATGGAGGGGCAGAAAATAGTGGTATACACGGATTAAGGAGGATATGTGATGATTACAGCAAAAGAATTAGCAGACAAGCTCAATGGAAGAGCATACGGAGACAGTTTTGACGATGTAAAGCAGGAAGCAAAGGAAAGCGGCCTGGTTATTGTTTACGGCGCATCGGACGATCTCATGGAGTTTGATGGTGCAATCTATGATGAGGGCGGTTGCTTCGATGGAGGAAGAGTGTACTTTGACAGAGACGGTGTAGATCAGGAGGGGGAAGAACGTGCAAACTGGATAGATGCTGTCTGGTGTGATGGTATGAACAGAGACGGACTTCCGGCAACATGGACTTACAAAACAGATATTCCTTGCGAACACTTTGACATCTGGGAAGATGGAGAGATTTACTGCGTAGGCCTTGTATTCTCAATCGAGGATCTGAAATGAAAACAGCGGAAACCGTGGCATTGGAAAAGGCAATCAGACGAGCCACAAGAAAAACCGGTGTATTTGGCTGCTATGAGGTAACAATCGGATTTTGCGGAAGAGAAAGAGTTGATTACATGACCTATGACACCAAGGGAGTGTTCCGGTGCTATGAAATTAAGGTGTCGAAAGCGGACTTCCATAGTGCTGCTGCAAAATCCTTTGTAGGCCATTACAACTATTATGTTCTCACAAGGGAATTATACAATCAGGTCAAGGAAGAGATACCGGACTGGATTGGTGTCTATATCGGAGATTACTGCGCTAAGAAAGCAAAGAAACAGGATTTATCCGGCAGAGAGTATAAAATGCGCCGTTCAGTCAATGGACGCAGTACAGAGGTATCTACTCCGTGGGTAGATATGCTCAAAGAGAGCATAATCCGTTCGTTGTATCGGGATTCTGATAAGCTGATACAGACGGAGGATGAGCAGTATATAAGCCGTCTCAGAAGTCAGATTGATAAGGCAAGGACTGAAAGGGACAGAGAATCCAAGAAGTACCTCAGATTATGGAAAACCGTAAGGAAAGAATTTGGCGATGAAAAGGCATGGGAACTCATAGAAAAGGCAGAGGAATAAAACCTCTGCCTTAAATCATTTCCTGCCATTTATGGCAATCACTACATCATCAAAACCGGAATCAGAGTAGCAAGTGCCCTCCTGAGAAAGAGCTGTACCGGGCTGCAATTCCTGGTTATCGTCCATGAAAGACAATTCACTGAAATTTACCATTTCCCCATCTTTAAGATAGACAACATCCATCCACACGAAATCTGCAGGAGATTCCCCATTATTCGTGACAGATGCAACAATACCTGTATCGGTTGTGTTGTAATCAATCGAAAGATCATCATATACCGGAGAAAAGTCCTTTTCCTCATTTACGGACATCGTATAATCGAAGCTGCTTATTTTATCCCATTCATCGAATGTGGTCCATATTCCGGCGGTCTGACCGGGAGCAATGGCCTTTGTACCATCACTGGAAGAACCAACCATGCTGCCGGAAGAATCGAGCGCGGTTACATTCAAGTCAATGCTGACAACCTTATCGGAATTGTTCGTAACATACATGACGTAATACATGAATGAATCATCAACCGTACATGAGTATTCCTTGGTTTCCATCATATCAGCAAGACTCTCTTTTTGTTTGGTTTCAGTAGTGGTATCAACTTCGGTATTCCCACTCTTTGTCGTGGTGTTGTTTCCGCATCCGACCAATAGAACAGCGGATAACAGCAACACAGCTAAATATCTCATTTTCATAGGCATATCCTCCATGTTCAATGTTTAATCCATTATACATCAATGTATAAAATAACGCTACTTTATTCGCTTGCCTTGTAATTAAAGACCGGCTTCAATACTGCGAGAATATCAACGGTATCTTTGATACAGTCCATGATTTCCTCAATCGGTTTGTATGCCATCGGAGCTTCATCTATGGTTTCCTCAGATACGGAAGTGGTGTAGATGCCGGACATAGAAGCTGAGTAATCGTTCAAAGAGAGAGTTTCCTTTGCTTTGCTTCGGGACATAAGACGACCGGCTCCGTGCGGCGCAGAACAGTTCCAATCATCATTTCCCTTGCCGGTTCCGAGAATACAGCCATCACGCATATTGATAGGGATAAGTACCGCTTCTCCAAGTTTTGCAGAGATAGCACCCTTGCGGACAATATTGGAATCGTGGTCTATATAGTTGTGGATGCACTCAAAGTAATTCGGCATATCAGCGTCAACTCCCCATCCCATGTGATTGCAGATGATTTGTGCGATCATCACACGGTTGAAATATGCAAACTTCTGGCAGATACGCATATCATGTAAATACTGTTCCCGGTACTTTCCCTCCAAGTAGCACAGATCCTTTGGTAACTTCGGAACGGTAGCGCGGAAATTCTCACGCAGTTCTTTTAAGGCAGCCTCAATCTCAGACTTTCTTCCGGCAGCCTTGTATTCCTCAATGAGCTTATCCTGACGCTCATATAAATCGTCCTTGCCGCACATCAATTCGTAGGCAAGATTCTGGTAATAGTCCGCCACCTGTTTTCCGAGGTTACGGCTACCGGTATGAATAACCAGATACTTATATCCGTCCTCGGCAACATCAACCTCAATGAAATGGTTTCCACCTCCGAGAGTTCCGATAGAACGCTCAATACGCTTGGCGTCTCTCAATTCGCGGTAGCAGTAGAGGTCTTGCAATTCGCCAAAACGCATAACTCTACCGTCATGCACATTTCTTCCACTAGGGACATAGGTACGAATGACATTATCCAATTTTTCAAAATCAATGTCTCCGTGTCCGATGCTCACGCAGAGCATACCACAGCCAATATCTACTCCGACAATGTTCGGGATAACCTTTTCTCCCAGGTCTGCCGTAAATCCGATTACACAGCCTTTACCGGCATGAACATCCGGCATAATGCGAACCTTGCAGTCCTTAAAGGCATCCTGAGACAGAAGAGTGTTGATCTGTTCAAGTGCTTCATCTTCAATGGTTTTTGCGTATACTTTCAAATTGCTCATAGTGTCCTCCTATACTTTGTATGTTTTATGATTTTCAGAGTTTCCGTTGTATTTTGTGAATGGGCGAACCCATACACGTTTGCCTGTTTTAGTGGTTCGGTAGAAGCCTCTCACACTTACCTGTTCCGTAGGCTTTGTATATTGCCGTTTGGCTCCCGGATGTGCCGAAATGGGACGGTTATCAATGCGATACGTTGTGATGAGCGGAGTTGTACCGCCGGAACGCTGTATGCGTTTCTTATGGCTACTGGAGATATGTTTCTCTTTCTGATCCACTGTCTCAATGCAGTTGCGGTAATGAGTGGCGAAGCACATAAGAGAGTGGAACTTCAATGCCTCTTTGTACGGCGTTCTGTCGGCAGCCAATATCATCTGAGCTGCCTTGCGTTTTTCCTTGCTTAAAGCAGCCGGAAAGATGAGTTCGCCTATCTTCTGAGACTTCGGATCATATCTGTAATTACAGACATACACACCGGCCATATACAGGTGCAACCGCGCAAACACACCCTCAGATTCATAATAGAATTTTATATCTTCCTCCGGCAGCTCAACGAGAGCGGAGGGGATAGGGATGCGGAACTCTTCGGCATCCAACCAATCTTTATTTTGTTCGTACCAATCAATGATCTTTTCAACCTTTTCGTTTGTATCAATGATGATTTTATTGCAGTTTGTAATATCAATCATGCCTAAGACCTCCATTTCCTCAATGGTTCCTTATAGCATTTGTCTATTTGAACACGTTCTTATAAAGCGGCATCGTGCGTTCCGCCGGAGATACGCGAGTGTCAGGAGATCCCACAAATCCTTATCCGGTTTCGCATTAAAGCCGGAAAACCTGTCAGCCAACAAAGGGATGGTATATGCCGTTTTCAACCCTCATACCGGCGGTAGCTTTCACATTAAAAACTGCCAGAAACTTGTTACCCAACACTCAAATAGACAAATCTTATAAGAAACCATTACTATATATGCGCCTCATTTGGGGCGGTAAATAATATCAACGTGGGAATCTAATGCCTGTTCAATCTTTTCGTCCGTAACACCCAAGTAACGAGCTGTAACGGCGGCTGAACTGTGCTGATACAGGCGGCGGACCAGTTCAATGTCCTTTCCGTTCTTGTAGTAAATCTCTGTTCCGAAGTATTTACGGAACGAATGGGTGGATATATCCTCATATTCAGGACCGAGCCAGTCGCAAACCTTTTTCAGATGCTTTTGCACTGCCCGGACACCGATAGGGAATATCAGATCATCACCCTCAATGCCCTCAGAGTCCGCATATTCAAGGAGGAAGTTGTAGACCTGTTCCTGGACCTTGAAACGGCGAACCTTTCCGGTCTTATGTTCAACGATATTGAAAGCGTGGCCGGAGGGCGTCTTAATGAAAGAGGAACGCCGGAGGGAGAGTGTATCTCCAATACGCAATCCTACATTCGCCTCAATAACGAGGATCGTAGCAATCCGGGGATTAGGCTGTATGCAGTCTCCAATACCCTCATATAAAGTTTTTATGATAGTCTCGTACTGTTCATGCGTACAAGCTGTTGTTGTCTTTCCTGCCATTCTAACCATCCTCCTACTTACTGATTTTTCATCAAACCGGCAACGACATTGTTGATTGCCGTCTCAGATACAAACCCACCTTGCAACCTTACCGGGGAAAGAGAACCGTTAGGGAGAAAGAGCATATCGCCATGACCCATGAGCTTTTCGCCGCGGGCCATATCCAATGCGACCATAGAGTTTGTGACTGTACCGACACGGAGACAGATCTTTGTAGGCATATTTGCCTTAATCAATCCGGTAACAACCTTTGCAACCGGGTACTGTGTGGCAATCACAAGATGAATACCGCAGGCACGGGCTTTCTGTGCGATTCTGACGATATAGCCCTCAACGGATTTACCGCCCATGCTCATAAGGTCTGATAACTCATCAATGAATACAATATCTCTTCTCATCTGGCTGTCTGCGAACTTCTGATTGTAGCTGTCAATGTCACGGCATCCGGCAGCAGCCAGAACGGAGTAACGGTGATCCATCTCAATACAGAGGTTTTTCAATAAATCAACTGCGCCGTTCACTTCGGAAACAACCGTGCAAGCTGCGAGGTTTTTATAATACTCAAACTCGGTAGCCTTTGGGTCAATGATGTATAAGTGCATCTGAACCGGATCTTTCTTCATCAACAGGGAAAGAATGAGGTTGTGCAGCACGATTGATTTACCGGATCCGGTCATACCAGAAATAAGGATGTGGCACGCCTTGGCAATATCAATGTAATGCTTGGAACCGTCAACCGCCATACCGATCGCCATTGTGAACCCATCGGAGGACTGAAACTCATTATCAATAAGCATATCCCCCAGGAACACGGTTTCTGTACCGGTAGGAACCTCAATATACACATAGCCGTTGTCAAATCTCAATGAAGCATTGCAATGTAAGGCTGCTTGAAATTCCTTTTCACGTCTCAATACGGACTGTACCTGAGTACCCGGAGCCGGTTCAATAACATACTGAGTGAGGCGTGGCCCCTGATTGATTTTTACAAGGGTGGAGCGGAGGCGGAAAGAACTCAATACGCTCAATATGGTTTCAGCCTCTTCTTTTACTCCGTGAGATCCCCATGAGGTATGATAAGTCATATTTCCATCAACTGCCGGGAACACATACGGCTTTGTAAGAACATACGCCGGAGCGGTGGTGGCTGTCTGCCTCTGTGCGGACTCTTTCAGTCCTGCATTAAGGAGAGCACGGGCCTCATTATGCTTTCTATTTGCTGTTAATGTCTCCATACAGTTTACAAATACGCTTTTCTTTCTCATAGTTCTCAATCCTTTCTTTACCGGATGCCGGTAGTACACAACTTTCTGTTTAACGCCTGTAATTCTTTGATGTGTATGTCAATAGCTTTCTGTGATTCAGTGTCACATACAAGGCGTTGCGCCTGACCTGCGTTTTCTATCATTGTCAATACGCTATCGCTCAATAATGTCTGTTCTCTATCTGTCAATGAAATAACTACCATGTTCATACCTCCTACCACATATCATTACTTGAATAGGTATTCAAAAGGATCTCGTTGTCGGTTTCTGTTACATCCAGATAGTTGCCGGTGTCCTCAATAATTTTCAATGCGTTTTCCTTGCTTATGGGGCGTTTCTCCGCACCCCTATAAGCAAAGCCATATCTGTGATAAAGTGTTTTGTTAGAAGCTCTTACAACGTCCGCAGCTTCCGGGCGGTTCAATGTACCATTATAAAATGACATATTTAACATTTTGCGTTACCTCCATATTACAACGTGTTACATATCGTTACAATGTAACGGATTAGATTAAAATACTCTCAATCAATCGGCGGTTTCCAGGTGTAACCTCTCCGCCGTAGTTGGAAACGGTTAGAATCAGGTCAATAGCCGTTCTCAATCCTCGAAGCTCGGCAGATACACGGCTGCGCTCATTGTGGTAATTCTTCAATGCCTCACGCTGAATAGGAAGCTCAATAGAAAGCTCAAAACGTGTGCGGCGTGGTGTGGATGGATTGTTATAGGTGCGATCCATTGCATCAATGGCAGCCATGCGGCGATCCTCTTCAATGCTCATGCGTTTTTCTGTTGCTTCAAGGCTTGACACCTTGGCCTGCAGTAACTCAAAACTGCTCATACCGTTCTCAATTCTCAATGCTGTATTATTCATGGTTTCTTATCCTCCTAAACTCAATATGTTATGCTGTGACTACTTCATAATTTGCCGGGATCCTGGTTACTGGCATATAACGGCCGGATGATTGGCAGAACCAGAAAGGGCGTTTGAACTGATACGCCGCAGCGTGTTTCAATAGTTCAATGTTTTCCCCAGTGCGGAGAGTAAAGCGGATCACTGCACCGACAGGTAAATTTTTCAATGCGTGCGGATCTTTCTTTGCTTCAATGTTCTTTCTGCATCTCTCGCGCCAGTTATTGGCATATTCTGAATCAGTAGGGGAGAGAAGAGAGAGAATAGAAGCCGGGCAATGATCTTCGCATGGCCCGGAGCTTTCCCCCATCGTCTTAACTCCAAAGTTGAAATAATCCCGGCTGTTGGTGTGTGTCAATGCAACGGCGGCGGCTGTCTCTGCCTCTCCGGTGCTCAATTCTGTTATTTTAATAGCTGCATAGTATGTACTTCCTACCATTGCGGACCGTACAACTTCGGCTTTCCTGGTGCCGTTCTGCCAGGTGTAAAGCTCGTCAATTTCTGCTTTCCGGTCAATAGCTCCGGTTCTGGTGTAGTGTGTAGCGTGTGTATAATCCCATCCCATAATATAAAGGCCTCCTTAATCCTGCACCGGCTCACATTGTAAGCGGTGGTTTTTGCTGAATGTTATCAATATATGTTTTGTGTGGTTTCTCTGTTTGAAGTCCTCAAAGAACTTTATCAATGTATTATACTTGTAATAGTGCAAGCCTATTTCTGAATACTCAATATAGCGGCTATCTGTTATATAGATTCCCTGATTGCTTCCGTATTTCTTGAAAAACTGCATCTTCTCTATGTACTCATCAATATTTACGGTTTGCCCATCTTGCAGATGTTCCAATACTGCGGAGCGGTTCAGATATTTATAAGCCATCCTAAAGCCTCCGATCTCTCAATATATCCGGCGGAGCCGGGGCGGATGATCCGCCGCCGTCCGTCTTACTCTGCGCAATGGTCCAACTTGTCTTTTATATCCTCAATATCTGAATTGATACCCTCTATACTTGCGTAACGCTTATTATTTATTTTTTCTTTGAATGTCTCAAAGTAAGAAAGAGCAGAAGAAAAATAATTCATCTTGTTAGATACACCACGCGCCGCGGTTGCGTCCTGACAATTCAAAACGGCGTTAGATAATAAAATTCTAGTTGCGTCAATGCGTTTCTGCAGTTCGGCTATCTCGTTTGTAAAGTCGGCACTGTCTGCCTCCGCCTGCTTTCTGGTTCGTCTCAATGTTTCGGCTCTCTCCATCAATGCGAAGCGGTGAGGGCGTAACAAGTAGCCGCTTTTGTCGATATGATCCGCAATATCCGCGGATCGTTTTTCGTTTCCGTAAAATGTGTTATATGGTTCGTATGTGAAGCGTGCGCCGCTGCCATCCGTGGCGGTCAATACTAAGGATTTTATATAATCGTTTCCGCGTCCGTCCGTGCTCTTTCTGGCATCGTCCAGAGTATACCGCCGGGAAACATCAAATATTTTTGTCTCCGGTTCTTTTGTATATCCTTTATCTTGGGCGATTATAAAAATGCTTTCGGTCTGTTTCTTGCGCAGTTCTTCAAAGTCTCCAATACTAAAACAATATTCAATATCAAGACCAGGGGCGGCGGTTCTATAATTCCAATAACTAACACCGTCACGGCGACAAGCTGAAAACTTATCAAGTTTAAGCGTTGCAAAATATAAATTCTGCAGACATCGCGAAGCGGTAGGAACAACAAAAACAGAGATTTTACACGCTGCCGGGTTCATTGCCTCGGCTACTGCCTTTTTTACTGTGTTTGTGGTAAATTTTCCGGCTTGCTTTGTGATAAAATACGGCTTTTCAAAGTCGAAGCCCTCGACGTCATGCAAAAACTGAAAAGCTTTTTTGTTGATGGATAAAAGATTTTTAATATATGTTTTGCTCATGGCTTAGGCCTCCTTTGCTGCTTCTCTGGCGGTTTCTTTAAGTGCGTACTGCTGAAATTCTCCCACGGTTTCAATATGCAAGAAGTCAGGAGAGAACCGGCGCACGGTGTAAGCTCTGCGGCTGCCGTCAAAATTGTTTTCACTGGTAACAAAACAGCGGTTTTTATACAAAGCGGATTCTATACGAGATCCCCAATATTTGAAAGTTTCACGGTCGAAAAAGTGGCCTTTTCCGGTTCTATAAATGGCTTTTGCCTCTGCTAATGTAATCATATATATAAGCCTCCTATATTTTGAGAGGGAGCGCCCCGGAGGGCGCGCACCTCGTTTCTATCGGTTTAGTAGTTTTCAAAATGTGCCTGCAGAGCTTCGATCTCGTCAGCCGTGAAAAGTCTTTCAATAGCTTTCTTTGTTCTCTGGCAAGCCTTAAACGCTTTCAAGCCTTTTCTGATCTGATCCGCTCCGCCGTCAATATATCCAAACTCTGTTAAAAAGTCGGCTTCATCTGTGCAACTCTCTACACAAGAGGAATCAGACAAAAGACAATATAAACAGTCTTTTTTCTCCGGCTCATGGGTTGCGGATGGGTTACACTGATAATCAAAAGTATAACGCCGGTTGTTTGCCGGGTTGATAATGCGGCATTTATAGAGAACGTGGGACGGTGTAAAAAGGTCCTTTTGTTCGTCTGCCTCTTCAAATGTGAATTTTAAAGAATCAATAATCTTTTCTGCTGTCATGGTCTTTCCCTCTCTTTTTTGGTTGTTCCATCCGGGAAAGCCTGTTATAATAGGAGACAAGCCCCGGAGGGGTGGCGGCGGTCCGTGTTCGCTTGGTAGGTGTTGCGGATCCGCCCTTTTTTAATTGGTTCAATAGTCGTTTGCGTCAGACTTGCAGACGGCGGCTTTTCGGGGGTTCGCCCGGGCCATTCCCTTTTATGCTGCGTGTATATGGTCAACTCGTTCCAGCCATCGCCCCGGCTCAATAGTCCGGAGCGGTTCCCGCTTCCCCCTGGGAGCGTCGGGGGCGTTAATCATTGTTAGAGTGCTAACTGCTTTCACTCGATGCCGGGCCGGTTTTATACCGCTTTCCCGATCTCGTGCGGTTGGTGGAAGTGTTCGCCGTTCCTTGCGTTGAGGGTTCCAAGTTTTCCGCGGTTCTCATCCCTCTAACCGTCCGCGATACAAGCCGGAGGCGGTGGGCGTGTGTTCGGTCTCGTCTTAATAAGTGCCGGCTTTCCGTTGCCTTGGTCCGGGCTGCTGCCCTTGGTCCGGTCTGAAAACCGTTGATCTTTTGGGGTACACCGTGCGCCCCGCCTGCCTTGCTTGTTTGTTCTGGTGAACGTCCGGCGGTTCGTTTTGTTCCGTTGCGGTTCGTTCTTTATGTCTGTATTGTAAACCGTACGCTTTACAAAGTCAAGAATAAACTTTACAATTTTTCTAATTTGTGAAAAGTGTATAGCCGACTAAACAAAACAACGGAGATTTATTGTGTAAATTGTACACTTTACAAAGTGCAAGAAAACCCCGGCGCAGTGTTTACCATGTAAACGGCAGACTTGACAGGCGGCGCAGATTCCTATATATTATAGTGGTATAGAATAGAAAGGAGGGCGGAGCCGGTGCGGTTGAGTTTTGGCGAAAAAATGCGCGTTATGATGAAACGGCGCGGGGTATCGGTGCAAGAGGTGGCGGATCGTCTGGGCGTGTCCCGGCAAAACGTAAACCAGAGACTAAACGCCGATAAATTCACACTTGACGATATGGAGAAATACGCCGCCGCCATTGGTTGCGTTATAGAGATAGAAATAACAGAGCCGCCGGAGGGCGGAACAGATCCACATATAAAATAAATAAGGATAGCCGAAAAAGTAGAACGTAGGGCACAGAGAGAAGCGAAAAAGCAGCTTTTCCCGGTGCCCTTTTTATTTTGCCCGTGTGACAGTGTAGGACCGCCACAGAGGGCACAGAGGAAAGGAGGGCGCAGAGATGGCAACAGAGAAGAAAGAAACGGCACAGAGAGACGAAAACGGAGTAAGGAAACAGAGCTATAAACGTTTTAAGGAGGGGCGCGACTATGAACCAACGGACGCAGAAACAACGGCGGTTTTATGTGATGCCTTTTTAACTGGATTCTTACAGACAGAGGAAACGCCGGAGGGCGGAGAGGTACAGAACAAAGGGGGACGGCCTAGGAAGTTGGAAACCGTAGAAGAATTTACAGAGGTAGCGGAAAAGTACATTTTATATATTAAGGATAGAGCGGCGGAGGGTGTGCGCTTGGTGCCTGATGTAGAGGGCTTTTGTAGTTTTGCCGGGATTTCTAGGGAAACCCTTAATAATTGGGAAACTGCCCGCCCTGGTGCGTATTCTGACACAATAAAAAGACTGAAAACCAGTATAGCAGCATTTAAGAAACAACTCGCCTTTGCTGGCAAGATCCCGCCGATCGTATTTGCTACGGACATGAACAACAACCACGGTTACACGCAGGCAGCGCAAAAGATAGATTTAAACGTAGGCAAGCAGGCGGCAGAACTGCCAACGGCGGCAGAGATTGCGCAGCGCTTACCGGTGGAAATGAGCGGAAAAGATCCGGCAGACACGGACGGAGATATAAATATATAGAATTTATGCGGTTTTGCGGTTCGTTTTCTTTTACTTTTACGAACTCCGGCACGTTTCCGGCGGTTCTGGTGTGGCGATCTGGGGACAGGTCCGGCAGCTTGTACCCTGGGGCGGGGGTGTAGAGCGGAGCGGATCAGGGGCAGCTCACCCCTCTGAGTTCCCGAAAAATTAAAAAGCCCAAAACCACCCCAATCGTAAAATGGCAAAGAACCCTATTACCGTAAACCACCCAATTTACAATGTAAGTACAGATACGGCATCCAGATAACAGATGGAAAGTGAAAGGTTTACAAAACCCCAAAATCCAAAATCGGCGGATGCCTACCGGCATAGAAAGAGAGAAATATGGAACAAAACAAAGAAACAGCAACACAGAATAAGCAGAGAGAGGCGGAAGTATGCAGAGAGAAGAAGCAGACCGCATGGGACAAATGGAAAGAGGACACACTGCGGAAGTTCAACCGGACTGCATGACAGAGGCATACACCGTAGGGATCTCTGAAACGCATATCAGGAACAATGCAACGGTATTCCGAGTATGGCAGATGATAGAGCGCGGAGAACTTACCAGAGAAGAGGGATTGTACCTCATGGTAAATACGCTTGCGGATGAAAACCATCGTCTGAATCAAATGTGTAATGACCTCATAATGAGGATGCCGTCACGTCTGCTCGTAGAAACAATAACAGGCAAAAATTAAAAATTGGCGGAGGCTTACGCCTCATAGGAGGTAAAACCGGATGAGCAATGAAAACAGCAATTCCAAAAATTCCCCGGAAAATAAAAAGAGGTCTTGGCACAAGGAACCGTGGTATAAAAGGTTGTTCGACAAGATTTTGGTATCGTATTTTCTTCCGTGCAAGCATGAGTGGGAAGTGTTGGAAGTCCTCTGGACGCTACCTGATTACGGCGGATTTAAGTACGAGGTATGCAAATGCGGGTGTAAGAAATGCGGAGAGATAAGAATTGAGAATTTTTTAGTGTGAAATGTGGAGGTAGAGAGATGGTAAAGACGGTTGTTGCGGTTATCGTAGGGTTAGTTTTGCTCAATACAGCGTGGTTTGTATTGAAAATTGCGATTCTGATAGTGGCAGAGAGAAGAGAATACGAAAAATACAGATACAAAAGCCCTTATCAGTCTCCACACAGAGAGGCTTTTATCATGGAGTGCTCAGACCCGAATAGCAGTCCATACGCAAGGCAGTTGGATAAGTGCATCAAAAAGATGGATAGGGAACAGAAACGCATAGCGAAAATCAAATTGAAATCAGACAAGAAACTATCGAATATGAGCATTTAGAGAATTTTGACGTATCGGAGGATGTGCGTAATGGATAGACCGGTAGAAATCACAAGAAGCTACTCAGAGTGCAAATTCTGTAATGATATTGCTGATATGTGTAATGAGATACCAGATTGTGCTCACTGCAAAAGCAAAAAAGGAACATGGATAGATACAATCACGAGCCTGCTTGGCACAAAAGCGGTTGTCATTCTGGAAGATGGCAAAGTGGAGATATATCCACTGGATAGACTTAAAGTTATCACAAAGAGGGAGAGATAATGAAAATTATTGAAGAAATTGGCGAAGCTGCAATGTTGGAACAGCTTGCCGAGGAATGTACTGAACTGGCAAAGGCGGCTCTCAAAATGGCAAGGATTATCCGCAAAGAGAATCCGACACCGGTTACTGAGAAAGAAGCCATTGCCAATATCAGAGAGGAATACACAGATGTCGTGCAGTGTGCCGGAGAACTTTCACTTACGGTTGATGAGGAACAGATGGCACGAAAACATGAGAGATGGGAGAAAAGAGTGAGGGATAGAGAATGATACCATTCAGACATTGCATAAGGGAACCGCACGGATCAGCAGTGAAATTTGAGATACTGGTAGCAACACAGAATGAGTTTCAGGTACGTTACCCAGATTACGATTATATCAAAATGGGAGCCGGACCGTCAGTGATGTATAACAGAGAACAATTACTGTGTTTCCTACTGGCATATGACAAGGCAGAGTGCCTTGAATTTATGGAAAAACTGTATCATCACATAGGATGGTCTACTGAAAAGCTGCATGAGAATCCGGCGTTTGCCGAAGTGATAAAGGAGAAAGAGACATGATAGCACGTTTCTTACAGAATATTGTCGTAAATGACATTGAGAAGAATATGGAAATGAATATTGATAAGGGCGAAGAACTCTTTGCCATCGACAGAGGAACCCATTATGAGCTGAGAAAGGCTGACGGATGGGGAACTATGGCTCCGAAAGAGTGCGAGGGCGAATATTATGAGATCATCAAAGAATAAAAATCCGTGTTTTGATTGCCTTGCATCAGAAAAAGAAAATGAGGAAGTGTGCAAGACCATACGGGCGATGCTGAATAAAAGCAATAGCGTACAGGTGGAAATGAAAGATCCTGGCAGCATAGGAACATTAACCATAGGTGATTGCACATATAATGTTTATCTTGGAAACACAACACTGAATAAATTGCGGTGTCTGCCGGATAAGGATGTGTATAAACGTGTATTCACACTGATAGAGGCATAGGAGGAATATGGATGGAAAATGAGACCAGACCACAGCTCTTTATCATGGGTGAATGGCTCGGAGATCCCATACCGCTTGCGGAAATTAAGGAAATATCCGAGCCTACACTGGATGAAGAGTATGATATGCCGGATATTGCTCGTCTGAGAGATGGATTTGAAATACCTTTTGAAGTGAAAATGAAGAAATCTGCCATAAACAAGCTGTTTCAACCGTGTTTTGGCAGAGAACCTTACAGAAATCTCGAAAAATGTGCTAAGTGCATACTGAAAAAGGACTGCGTTGTGGCGAAAATCGAGAACAATTTCAACATGAGATTAAGGGCATACCACCCTTGATAATAAATCACAAGGAGGACACCAATGGAAGAGAAAGAAAAGAAACCGTGGAGACCGCCAGAAGCGGCACAGTTACCCGATCCGATAGCGTTTGCCATGCAGGGTTTTGAACGCTTTGGATTACCGAAAGAACGGCTGATACCACCATTACAAACATTTGACAGAGTGATGCAACACTCGGCATTTACCGAAAACCGATGGTGGGAAAATGCAAGACAGGTAACGGCAACAGCATCATCGGAAGAACAGTGGCGGAGAGTGAGCATCGAAAGAGCGCGTTGCCTCAGAGAACCATGGCCGGATTTTGATGATATACCGGTTGCGAGTATCGCAGAGGATTTTTCACAGAAATGTCAAAATGCCACAATCGGATTATTAAGAGATCAGGTAATAGCATCATGCACTATTCCGGGAGAAACATTGTTTGGAGACATTTTTAACCAGTTAGGTATTAAGGAGGACAATATGGATAGAAGTTTAGCAGACAAGAAATTTAAGAAAGTAACTATCGAGTGCGAGGACGGCACGACTTACGCTGGAAAGATCAATCATGTATGTGGTAGCCCGTATCGTTGGGATAAACTTTGTGTAGAAGCAATGGTTGAGGACAAGCCTATTGGAGCATACGGTATCGAGAAAGTCCTGTTCCAGAATCCGGCAACAATCGTGTTCTGGTCTGACGGAACAAAGACGGTTGTAAACTGCATGGATAATGTGGAAATCAAGAAAAAGGTTGTTGATGGCAAGGAAGTAACCATTCGTAAGCCTAAAAAGGCTGATACCTATTCCGAGGAAGCCGGTCTGGCTATGGCTATCGTGAAGAAATGGGCCGGCAACAACGGAAATTACAACAACATTTTCCGTGAGTTCATTCCTGAGATGGCACAGGCTGAGAAAGAGGCAAAGAAAGCCGCAAAGAAAGCTAAAAAGGCGCAGAAATCGGAGGAATAATCCATGACACTGAGGGAATTTGCCAAGGGATATGACGGTAACATTATGCTGAAAGCATTTGAGAATGAGAAATCAACAACTCCGACAGCAATTATGATGACTCGGATTACGGATTCTATCAAGGATGAGGTTCTTGACAAAGAAGTATACAGCTACACAATGGTTTGCACTTCACTGTTTGAACGGTATCTGAGAGTGAATTTTGAAGCTGTGCCGGAGATCCCAAACGAAATGGAGGGAACTGAATGAGAAAGATATTTTTTGACACAGAGTTTACCGGTCTGCATCAGAACACAACACTCATAAGTATCGGACTGGTTTCTGATGAGGGCGAAAGATTTTATGCGGAGCTGACCGATTACGATGAGACGCAGTGCGATGATTGGATTACCAAGAATGTGCTGGATCATCTGCTCCTGAGCGGCAACACGGAGCTGGAAAAGGAACTGGAAGAGGATGAGCTTACAACAAGAGTAATCGGCAACAGGGACGATGTGAGAACAGAATTGCTTAATTGGCTTGATGGTTTCGGAGATGATATTCAGTTTGTCTCTGATGCGTGCCATTACGATATGGTTTTATTATGCGAACTGATTGCAGACGGAGCTATGTTGCTGCCGGAGTACATCAATCCGTTTTGCCACGATCTCTGCCAGGACATTTCAATGGTTCTGGATATTTCAGAAAAGGCGGCTTTTGACATTTCGAGAGAACAGCTCCTTACAGACAGAGGAATTGATTTGCCGAAAGGTCAAAAACACAATGCACTCTACGATGCGGAAGTTATCAAAGCGATATATGAGGACTTTTTCTCCGTGGGGGGGGGTAAAACAGGGAGGTAAGAATGGATAAGGGACAAATCTTAATGGATTACCGCTTGGCGAAGAACCATAAGAGACAGATACCCATTCTTGCGGACTTGAATGTGTGCGACACGCAGACAATAGTAGAAATTCTGGAAGAGGGCGGTTACAAGCGTATGTTCAATACGAATGGTGTGGATATTTCCGTGAAGAAAACAGAGATTGAGCAAAAGTATTCTTCCGGGGAATCCATAGCCGCCCTTGCAATGACATATCACATTTCAAAGAAACAGATTAAGGTACTTCTCGGAGTAGAAGAGACGGAGGAAAAGGGAACCATGTCTGAGCAGGAAATGATAAAGAAACTCGGAGAACTTACGAGCGAGGTTGAAAAACTGAAAGCAAACAAGAAATCTCTGGAAGAAAGAAATGCGAAAGTAGAAAAAGAGAATGATAATCTGAGGAAACAGATTGAACAGCTTGAAAGTTTCAATGCAGAGCTGGATGCCACAGTCAAGGAACAGACTGAAATGCTGAATGGTGGAAAATTATATGAGGATTATCAGGAAGTTTGCATTAAGAACAGCAAGCTCAACGCAACGGTTGATGTTCTGGTAGAGAAAATCAGTATGTTAAAGGCGGTGGGCTGTCATGGATAATGGAATGGAACTCAGAGTGAAAGATTATTGTGCTTTCTGCCCTGATTTTGAAGCTGACGTTGATAAGGTTGATATTACTGTATTAGCGGATCAGACCCAAAAGGTATTAACCACAATCAGATGTGAACACGCCGAAAAGTGCGAAAGAATATACGGAAGAATACAGGAGGGCAGAACCAATGAAACAACGGTGGTACAAAGTAGTGTTTGAAACCATTGAGAGAAAACCAATCCGCAGAACTGTTACCGTATGTAGCACGGACAGTGTTCATGCGTCTGCTCTGGTATATCAGCAGTTCGGTAGAAAGAAAATCAAGGTAAAATCTGCCAAGAAAGTAAAGGAGAGCGAATGATGGATAATTTGAACTTGAAACCGAAGTCCCCGGATGAAGTAAAAACCATGATGTGGACTGGGGAAAATCAGCGTGAAATGTTCGATCTGCTTACTTGCGGCAAGAAAATTGATGATTATATGACTGCCAGCGGAGAGAACTTTTTCATAGACCATAGCACCGTAAAAGGTGGGCTGGTACTCATTACCAACGTAGGAAATCAGTGCAGATGCGAAATACCGGTAAAGATAGGGGATTATGTGTGCGGACGCAGATATGGAGACAAATGGTGCTTTTCTGTTGCAGACGGTACGGCTTTCGAGAACAATACTTGTGGAACTCTTGAAAAGAGAGATGGGAAAGAAAAACCGATAGACATATTCAAAAACCAAGAGCAGTTAGAAGAGTGCCTGAGAGAGTGGCAACACAGATTATTCCTTGATGGGTGGCTAATACTGGCACACGTTAAGGATAAGATTATGAACCCTAATGGAGAAGAGGTAATTGACGCTGCCGGATATAACACATTCATATTTGAATCCAGTCAGGCAAACATCCAGTTACTCAGCGATGAATCTTACAAAGAGAACAATACATTGTTCAAACACTGCATGGAAAAGGATCTTGTGCATGAACTTTTACATTGCAAGTACGATTGGATGGGATGCCAGGGTGGAACCTATGAGGGCGTGTATCTGGATGCGACCGAACACCAGAAGCTAGAGGAAATGGCAAAGAGTCTTATCATGGCAAAATATGGTGTCGGTTATGATTACTTCATGTGAGGTGCAATATGACAACGGTGGTGGTCTATAAGACCGATACAAAAGAAGTTCTGGCAGCTATTCCGATGGACGGCGGAGATGCCGTCTGCCGGAATGATGTGGAATTTCAGATTTACAACGGAACAGAGCCAATATTCACGGAAACTCCCGGAGGAATCGTATTGGCAGAAAACAAATTTATGATAAAGATGGAGGGCAACAACAATGAAAAATAAAGGAACATGGATTATTGTCGGCATTGTAGCCGCATTTGTATTACTGATAGCAGGAATTTTTGTAAGTACCAACAACAGAGCGGTTTCGTTGGAGGAACAGGTCTTTACGGCTGACTCTGATATTCAGGCACAGGAGAAACGCAGAACGGATCTTATCTACAATCTGGCAGATTGCGTCAAGGAGTACGATAAGCATGAGGCAGAGACTCTTCTTAATGTCGTAGAAGCAAGAGGAAACAATGGCAGCACCACAGATATTGAGAATGTGACAACTTCCATAGCTGCGGTTGCCGAAGCATACCCGGAATTAAAATCCAACGAGAATTACAAGGAACTGATGAATGAACTTTCAACCACAGAGAATATGATCCTGCAGTACCGCACTGCCTACAATAATGAGGTAAGAGCGTATAAGAAATATGTGCGTAAATTTCCACATAAGCAGATCTTGGGAGTTATGGGATATGAGGTTATCAATTATGACTATCTGGAATACAGCGAAGAGGACAGACAGCCGGTAAGCAATCTGTTTGGAGAATAAGCCTATGAGGAAATGGAGTAAGATAATCTACTCCGGCAACGGTTGGGATATGACGGTGCGTGAACTGATGTTTAGCATCGTCATTATCCTTATCATGCTTATGGGTGGATTTTTCATTAGTGAAAAGATAGCTTCACACAATGACGAACAGAATCAGGAATACTATCAAGCCATGCAGATTGATGGAAATGCAGAACTGTTTCAGTACGGTATGCGAACTGATGTAGGAAATGCGTTTGTGAAAGGAAATCTGGTGGCAGTAGATCCTGTTACAGATCCGGGCATAGGTGGAGTGCCAGCTGCCTACATAAAGGTTGAGGAACAACACTACAATCAACATACGAGACAGGTGGCACATACACGGACGGTAAATGGGAAAACACAGACTTATTACACCACGGAGGTATATTATTCGTGGGATTATTACGATAGTTGGGAAAACCATAGTCAAACGGTGTCATTCCTTGGTGTGGAGTTTCCGTATGGAAAAATCCAGATGCCGGGGTCTTACCTGTATGACACGATTAAGCAATCGTCCCATGTGAGGTATTTGTACTATGTTATCAACACGGAATACAGCGGAGTTATCTATGCCAATCTCAAAGATAATACCATAGAGGACGGAACACCGTTCATTCAGGCAGATACGATAGATGAAGCGGTGGACTATATGGTTTCAAACGGAACTGCCGGGTTGGTAATTTTCTGGGTTGTATGGGTAATTCTGATAGGAGCGGCCGTGTTCGGATTCTGCTATTTTGACAATAAGTGGTTGGAGGATTAGAGATGTATATTGTAGATCAGGACCGCAGCAACGTAGTTAATATCGGCAACGTTAAAAGCATTGCACTCAACGGAAAAAGAATTACCGCCGATAATTACACACTTGCGGCTTACGATACAGAACAGAGGGGGAAAGAAGTATTTGAACAGTTACTTGGGAATGCTTTTCCTCCTGATATGATAGTAGCCAAGAATTGCAACATATCCGAGGATGCCGCAAAGGACCTAGCAATGGATCATAGCATTATTATGGTTCGTGGCAACGGACAAGCAGATGTTACAGCGTATAGCTGCGGAGTTTATTATATGCCGGAGGAATAAAAGAATGGTAGATGTTATTTTAGCAATCATTTGGATTGCAATATTGGCGCTTTACATTGTTGTTGGTTGGAAAGATGCAAAGTCCAACAATGAAGTGAAGAAAGAAATTACACAGATGAATGAGCTGCTGTTGGAACAGAACTCTAAGCTCAAAGAACAGAATAAGCATCTCAATATGGTTATTCTGAGTGTTTGCAGTAAGAGTGTACGAGATAGAAAAGACCAGGAGGAAAAACGTGAAAAAGCAACGGAAAGAGACACGCCTGAAAAGGAAACGCCTGAAAGCGGCGTATAACACAATCTTAGAAGAAAACCGCCGATTAAAAGGTTGGCAATCGGTGTATGGCAGAAAAGAGATTAGAACATTTGGAGAACGCAAAATACTCACAATATTTGAAGCAGGAAGTGACAATATGGGAGAAATCATAAAAGACAGAATGGCAGTTGAAATTGGCAGAGCACTTAAAGAAAATGGCGCAATTCAGTTTGAAACATATGATGATCCTATGAAATGTGGAATTATTGTGGATGCGAAAGTTAAAATCGTTATGCCGTAGGTATATTACAGAGCCGTGTAGAGCCGTGAGAAAGGATGAATTTTCATGGCTCAACACGAACTATCGAATAAAGAGATTATCGTAAGGCTTCTGAAAAGCGATCTGAGTGACTATGACAATCTTCTGTCCTTACTCGGAATGGCAAATGAGGTTATTCGGGAAGATAAAGAACTTTCACGGAAATTAGCGAATAAGGTCAGATTCCTTGCACTGAGACTATGTGCGACAGGAGATATTAAATATTACGATTTGTACAATAAGGCTCTTTTGTTCTTGGCACAGGAACATAAGGATTTTGACTCTTATCTGCTTTATGTGGAAAAGAACAGAGATCCAGAGGACAGATACTATCAGCCACGAAGAAATAAGATTTATTGGCTTGTACAGAAGATGCAGAGGCTTATTGATGATGAGTTGGATATTCTATCAATATCAATGCCTCCTGGCACCGGCAAGACCACACTGGGAGAGTTTTTCATATCGTTTGTAATGGGGCATTACCCAAACACGCCAAACCTTATGTCCTCCCATTCTGGATTTATGACGAGAATGTTCTATGATGCCGTTCTCAACATAATTACCAGCAATGAATATTGTTGGAGCGATGTGTTCCCGGACATTGTATTTGAGGGAAATAACGCAAAAGAAGAGACAATAAACCTTGGAAGATGGCAACCGTTTAAGACACTGACCTGCAGACCAATTAGAGGTTCCCTTACCGGTGTTACCCGTTGTGAGGGATTTCTGTATGTGGATGATTTGGTTTCCGGTATCGAAGAGGCTCTGTCTATTGATCGTCTGGATAAGTTGTACGGAGAGTACACCACAGACCTTAAATCTCGTAAAAAGAAGAAAGCAAAAGAGATCCACATTGCAACCAGATGGAGTGTGCATGATGTTATTGGTCGGCTTGAAAGAATGTATGAGGGCAATCCGAGGGCAGAGTTCATTGCTGTTCCAGACATTGATCCTCAGACCGGAAAAAGCAACTTTGATTACGATTATGATGTTGGATTCGATGAGAAATACTTCCACGATATGGAAATGTCGATGGATGATGTTTCATATCGCTGCCTGTATAAGAGCGATCCGATTGAGAGAGAGGGTATTCTGTATCATCCAACAGAATTGCAGAGATATATCGGAGGACTGCCGGACAGAGAACCGGATTCTATATTGGCAATCTGCGATACCAAGGACACCGGTACAGATTACAATTTCCTCGGAGTTTTCTATCAGTACGGAGACAGATACTATCTGGAAGATCTGGTATTCAAAAACATCGACCCTGGGACCTTGGACGAACTCAACTCAGATATGCTTGTTAAGCATCATGTACAGCAGGCACAGTTCGAGAGCAACAAAGAGGGTAGCAGAACCGCAAATGAAGTTGAGAGACTTGTCAAAGCAAAAGGCGGCAGATGCCATATCACGAAGAAATACACTACTCAGAACAAAGAGACCAAGATCATCGTCAATTCTTCATGGGTTAAGGAACACGTCATATTCAAGGATATTACAGAATATGAGCCTAAGAGTGATTACGGTGTGATGATGTCATTCCTTTGCAGTTATACACAGCTCGGAAAGAATAAACATGATGATGCGCCGGACACTCTGGCAATGTTCGCCCAGTTTGTAGATGCTCTTCTTGGCGGAGAGGGACAGGTAGTAAAGAGAAGTGACTTAGGAATATAGAAAGGGATAGCATGGGACAATATAGTTTCGCCACCAACTTGAAAAAAGAAAGAACGAATAGGGGAATTACACAACACGAACTTGCAACGGGCGTTCATGTGGCGCAGAATACCGTGAGCGATTGGGAACAATGCAAAAGTTATCCGTCAATCGACAAGATATACGATATAGCAAATTTTCTCAAAATCCCTGTAAGCAAGTTGATTTCTGATGTTCAGAAAAACGGTTGTAAAGCCGACTGCACACAGAAAAACAAATTTTTTTGAAAATATTGTTTATTCCACTTGACAAACAATGTTCAGTAGGCTATACTACGACCATACCAAGTGACACGGACATAAGTTAAGCGGAGTGAACACAAGGTATTTGGCATTAAATTTCTCCTAACCATTACGGCACAGTAACAGTGCCGTAATATGGGAAGTAAGCTAACTCGGTAGAAGCGATGGACTGAAAATCCATAGGAGTTGGTTCGACACCAACACTTCCCACTCGGGATTACTGTTCCCCGACAGCAATCCTACATCGGAGGGTTCCCACTTATGATAATCCTCCGAAACCTCACATCAAATCTCCCTGAGTGTGAGGTATGGACCATTAGCTCAGTTGGTTAGAGCGTCCGGCTCATAACCGGATGGTCTGGGGTTCAAGTCCCTGATGGTCCACGCATGGCGATCTGGCATTTCCCGGGTAAATGGAAGCTACACCAAGATAGACCAGACGAAGTAAGGTGGTTGAGTGCGCCGATGCAGAAAAGAAACGGAATGTCCAGCGCATGACCGTGACGGCTACCAGAGGTAGCAATACAAACGGAAAAGGAGAACGGAATGAGTATCATTTTGACGATCATCGGAATCATACTTTTCTTCGGCGGCATCATTGCAGGGTGTTCGTTAAAACAGTATGAAATCGAGGAAAAGGGAAATGAGAAAGCAAAATTCCCAAAAGGTTTTGTTGTTGTGGCACTTGTTGGTCTGATTGTATTCGGAGTAGGTAATTCACTCGTGATTATACCGACCGGATATACCGGAGTTAAAAGCACATTCGGACAGATTGATGAGACAACAATACAGAACGGCGCAAACTGGAAGATCCCATTCATCCAGAAGATTGAGAAAGTCAACAACAAGCAGCAGGACATTGTTTTTGACGGACAGATTTGGTCTGAAACATCGGAAAGAACGTCACTGTATTATGACGGCATTACAGTTACATACCAGATCAACCCGGAAATGCCCGCATGGATTTATGCAAACGTCAGCAACTATAAGGAGAACCTTGTAACGCAGACACTTGTGGCTTCCGCAATCAAGACAAGCAGCAAGTCCTTGACCTCAACAGATGCAACGAATAGAGGAATCGTAGAACCTCTTTCCATGCAGAACATTCAGAAAGCCCTCAATGAGAAATATGGAGAGGACGTAGTAATCATCAACAAGGTAGTAATTGCCAATACTGATTTTGAGGACAGTTACAATCAGGCAATCGCTGAAAAACAGACCGCACAGTTGGCTTATGAACAGCAGCAGATCGAAAATAAGAAAAAAATCGAGGCCGCTGAGGCAGATGCCAAGGTAAAAACTACTCAGGCGCAGGGCGAAGCTGATGCTGCCGTTATTAAAGCGCAGGGGGAAGCGGACGCCAATAAACTGTTGAATGATTCACTGACGAATAAGATTTTGCGGCAGATGTATTTGGAGAAGTGGGACGGCGCACTGCCGAAAGTATCACTATCTGACGGCACGGACACAATCGTAGACATTGGAGATCTTTCATCAACAACGGAGGTACAGGGCAATGAATAAAGCTGAATTAGTACAGGCTATGGCTGACGATGCCGGACTTTCCAAAAGTGACGCTGAAAAAGCACTCAACGCATTTGTTGAGATCGTAGGCGGAGAACTTGGAAAGGGTGGAAAAGTGCAGTTGGTAGGTTTCGGAACATTTGAAGTGACTGAGCGTGCTGCCAGAGTTGGCAAGAACCCTCAGAACGGAAAAGAGATTTCCATTCCGGCTTGCAAAGCACCTAAGTTCAAAGCCGGTAAAGCACTGAAAGATGAAGTGAATCGCTAAATGATCGGAGCGAACTTGGTGTAGTGTGGTGGTTCGATTCCACCTGTGGGTGCAGCTCTAGCGATCAAGATTCCCACCGCTTCTTTCCTAATGTTCTTGGCGATACAAAGAAAATTCCGGGCGAACGGCAACGATTGGTGGTGTTGCGGCGGACTGTAAATCCGTTCCCTCGTGGTAAACATTGGAGGTTCAATTCCTCTTTCGCCCATTTCGGTGTAATGAGCCGAGAAAGTAATCTTGCAAGAAAAAATCAATATCAGAAACCCGTTTACGCTTGTGCGGTTAATTGCCTTTCGGTAAAAAGGAACGCTCCTCTGTTCGATTAGTCAAACGGTCAAGACACCACCTTTTCACGGTGGGGACGGGAGTTCGATTCTCCCATCGAACATTTCAACTGAGAATAACGCTGACTGTTTATAGTTGGTTTAGTGTTCCGGCTGAAAAGTATTGGCGAAAGCCGTGGTAAGCAATCATTAAATAGGGAGATTGCAATGCTCACTGAGAGGCTTATGTGAGTAGTCTGGGAAAGCCGACAGGACTTAAAATTGGAGAGCTTGCGTAAGTCACGCTAAAGACCACTGTTGCAACGGTGCCTACGATAGCATAACTGGAAATGCCACGGACACCATGCCGGGGAAAGTGGGGTTCAACTCCCCACCGTAGGACGAGCGGATTTCTTAACTGATTTTCTTAGTCCGGCTTTAACAGGAAAGAAAATTGGCGGTGGCGAGGTTCCGGTGATCACCAAGTGCTTTTTCATTACCAAGAGTTTTTAAGAAAAACTCCGGTGCGGAAAATTTACTGCTTAGAGTGCATGAGCGTTACAGCGATTTAAGCGGCGGTGGAAACTTCCGATAAAGACCTGATTATAGATGTGCGTGAGCCGTAACCAATCGAGCCGTCATGCTTAGTCAGGCGCAGAGGAATGTAGTAGAGGCGGAGAACTGCGATAACAACGTACATCCGAGGTAAGGCGATAAAGAGTTGGACTCGTCAAAGGTTCTTTGAGTATGTAGTCGGTGGATTATGAGAACCATGTGGAGGGGTGCAAGGTCCGAGAACCACATTAAAAAATGAAATACCTTTGTTGGCAACTGTCTTACACGTTGCATCGGTTCGGTAGTGGCAACCATCCAAGCTGCCGCCGGACTGCATTGGAGTATAGCTCAGATGGATAGAGCACAACACTACGGATGTTGGTTAGCGCAGGTTCGAGTCCTGTTACTCCAATAATGGCTTGTAGCTCAGTGGTAGAGCGTCTGACTGTTAATCAGAATGTCGTGGGTTCGATCCCCACCTTGCCAGTTGGAGACACTTGACTTACTCTTTCAAAGCACTCCATAAAAAGATTACGAAAGGGCGTTTACGACCGGCGGAAGAGGATCTCCGACTTGTACGTTACCAAGGGAAAACTACTCTGCCGTGTGTCCGGTTGGTCGAGGGTGCGGTCTTGAAAACCGTCTGGATGTAAAAGTCTCTGGGGTTCAAATCCCTAACACGGCGTGGCAAAGTAAAGGATACGTTCGATTCGTAGGTGTATGGGTTGCACATTCTCTATCCAAAAACCAATAGAGAAAGGAACGGTTCGATTCCGCGGTGTGAGGTCGCATTTTACTTTGTGGTTTTGGCTCTATGGTATAAAGGTTATTACGCCCGACTGTCTATCGGAAAATTTGGGTTCGATTCCCAATAGAGTCGTTATGGTGCATTGCCGTAATGGTAGCGGAGTGGCTTGCTAAGCCATCCGGCAGAAATGCCGTATAGGTTCGATTCCTATATGCACCGCTATGAAACCGTATTCCACCGGTGGAGGAGGTTTCAGAATTGGATAGTAGGCAGTAAAGGGTAACTGCAATATTAGTACGGTTGAGGAAAAGGTGCGTCCCGATGTGGCAACAGCGCAAAGTGCAGTGATTGGAATAAGCAGGAATGGCAGCCATCCACCTTTGATACGATAGGTTCAAAAATCCGTACGCACCAAACACATGAGGTAATCTGCGACTATCGTAATATTCCAGTGTAAGGTTCGATCCCTTACCTATCCAATATCCGGTCCGGAACGGAGAAAATAAAGCCGAAAGGCTCAGACAGAAAGGAAGAAACGAAATGATATTACAGATAGGCAAGAAAGGTTCAGACAATTTAATCCTTATGGAATCAAGAATTATCGAAAGTTTTTCAGTAGGAGATTTGAAGTCAAAGTTGATTGACACAAAGAATTGCAAAGATGCTGACGAAGAACTTTACGCGAGAAAAGAGAATTATAACCGCGTTGAGAATGAGATTAAAAAGGCCGGCTTTTGCAGAGACAACATTACTTGGTACCTCGGAGATCCTGCGTTAGAAGAAAACGATAATCTCGTAGTCGTAACAACTGATGATGAAAGTTATGTATTTAGCAGAATTGGTTGTGAGGACAAGGTTGTATTTATTCTGAACAATTCTGGAAAGACAATATCCAGAGTATTATAAAAAGCCGTCCTGACTTCGGACGCTAAACCAGTTGGGTTAGAGAGATTTCCCGAAAGATATTTTCTATCGGCATTGCCATTGGTCTCGGCAGAACCGCCAACGAGGGGCATTAAGCGGGTGTACGGAAATATTTAATCAAGTCCGCCGGTCACATACTGTCGTAGTTAGCACCGGTTAAGTGAGGGACGCAAGGAACGACATAGCGGAACTTACAAGGTAGCCTAGGGGCGAGGTTACATCATGGCGGAGTGGAGCAGTGGTAGCTTGTCGGGTTCATGCCCCGGAGGTCACAGGTTCAAATCCTGTCTCCGCAATCTTGCGTGGTAGTTCAATGGAGAGAACATTATGAGCGGTTGTCATGCTCCATGTGACACGGACAGCAATAATTCTTTTTTCGATGGTAACGAAGAGATGGGGGTTCGATTCCCTCCCACGCAACTGATACGGATTTCCGTATTAAAACTGAATATGGAGAGATGGCGGAACGGTAGACGCGGCAGTTATGTACAATACATCATGTTTGTGATGCTGACAGCAAATCTTACAGCTTGGGGCCTGCTTCATTGTTGGTTCAAATCCAACTCTCTCCAATCAAGGCGATGGCACAAACGTCCTTACAAATCAATAAGACGTGCCACATGGCGAGGTAGCTCAGATGGTAGAGCAATGATATGAATACGCAGATCATGTTAGTGATCTCAGCAGCAATCTCATTCCAATCCAAGGCATGTGTCGGCGGTTCGATTCCGTCCCTCGTCTCTGCCCCGATTGCCGGTTATGGTAAACCGGAGGGAACATGACTGCGATAACGCTTGTGTTCCGCACAGCAATCGAGCATACGGGTTCAAGTCCTGTCGGGGCAATTAAGTGACGCTTACAGCAATCTTTCAAAACAGAAAATTCCATTGACAATATTTTCCCGTTTGAAACAGCGTCATGTAAAGAAATGAGGTTGCCTATGAACCGAAAAGAAGATTATAGGGATATGGAAAAGTATCATAAGGCGTGTCAGAGACAGCATAGGCGATATTACAGCAAAACGTCATTTCTATATCCGTCTCATCCGTGGACTGCGGAGGAAGATGCACTGGTAATCAAACATGAGATTACCGATTCTGAACTGTCCGAGAAAATAGGTCGTTCTGTTGGTGCGATACATAACAGACGGTATGAACTTAAAAAGTTAGCCAGATAGGCATAAAACTTTATATGGGACGCTCACAGCAAATTGTTGGATATGACTGTTAATCATAAAAACCAATAGCGTCCTGAATGATCTTACAAACAATTTTATTATGGGACTCCTACAGCAATCACAATGGTTAAAACAATGTCTGCAAAACAATGTGAAGTGGTTCAATTCCACAAATGAGAGTCCTGGAAAGAGAGGAAACAATGAGCTTCGCAGATGCAATGAGAAAAGACGGTTCATTTACCAGAACCGAAAACGGTGCTGTGGCTTTGAATACCACAGGAGACGCAAGACTGGATTTGTTCGGCACAATCGGATCCCTGAGAGAAGCTGATGAGGGCAGAATCGAAACACTGTTCGCAGAGGCATACAATCAGGATGCTCTTTTTGCCACAAAGATTGCGTTCTATGCAAGGGATATTCGTGGAGGTCTTGGAGAAAGAAAGACTTTCAGAACAATCATCCGTTACATGGCGGAGAAACACCCGGAAGCACTCAGACCGAACCTTGATTTGATTGGAGTATTCGGAAGATATGATGATATGTATTCTCTGATCGGAACTCCGTTAGAGGAAGATATGTGGGCTGCCATGAAGAAACAGTTTGAGGAAGATTTGAAGAACCTCAATGACGGCAAGGCAATTTCCTTACTTGCAAAGTGGATTAAGACTGCGGATGCAAGCAGCAAGGAGACACGCAGACTTGGCGTTATGACCGCACAGAAACTTGGCTATCCGGTCTACAATTTCAAGAGAATTGTCCGTAGCATGAGAAAACAGATCGGCGTTGTTGAAAGCCTTATGTCTGCCGGAAAGTGGGATGAGATTAAATACCCGGAAGTTCCGAGCCGTGCAATGATGATTTACCGCAAGGCATTTATGAAGCATGATGAGGCACGATTCAATGAATTTGTCGGCAAGGTAGAAAAGGGAGATGCAAAGATCAATGCCTCAACACTGTTCCCTTACGATATTGTCGAGAAGATCCTTTACGGCAGAGAGAGCAATAAGGTACTCGAAGCCCAGTGGAAAGCCTTGCCGGATTATGTGGAGAAAGGAACAAACGCTTTAGTTATGGCAGATGTGTCCGGTTCCATGAGAGGCAGACCTATGGCAACATCAATCGGTCTTGCAATCTATTTTGCAGAGAGGAATGTTGGCGCATACCACAATCTATTTATGACATTTTCCGATATACCGGAGACGGTTATTCTGAGGGGAGAAACCCTTGAACAGAAGATCCGCAACGTAAGCAGAGCAAATTGGGATAACAATACAGACCTTAAAGCTGCTTTTGAGAGGGTTCTTGAAATTGCGGAAAAACACAATACTCCGCAGGAGGAAATGCCGAAAGCAATCGTTGTTATCTCAGACATGGAAATTGACTATTGCGGAAACCGTGAATGGTCTTTCTATGACAAGATGGCAAATAAGTTCCGTAAGGCCGGCTATGTAATCCCGAACATCATCTTCTGGAATGTGAACAGTAGACACGATGTATTCCATGCAGACCATGACCGTAAGGGAGTGCAGCTTGCAAGCGGACAGTCAGTTACCGTGTTCAAACAGATTCTGCAGAACCTTGGTTACAATCCGGTTGAGGCAATGGAGAACACAATCAATTCTGAGAGATATGATTGCATCACAGTTGAATAAAGTAAATACTGACCGGGGCAAATAGCTCCGGTCAAATAAAATATAAAAGGAGATAACCACCAATGAAAACACCCTACAATGAAATTGTGAACATCGCAAGTATTGGTTCACAGACAAATCCGATTTCTCTTAATGAGATTTTGAGAAAGGCAAACGATGAGCAGCTTACACCGGTAGCACAAAACAAAGAGAGAGTATTGTTTCTCGGAATTGATGTGCAGCAGGACTTCATGGATAATGGATCACTCGGAGTTCCCGGAGCGCACGGCGATGTGGAGAGAATGACACAGTTTATCTATAACAACATGGATAAAATTACAAACATTGCGGTATCTATTGATACCCACACACCACATCAGATTTTCCATCCGTGCTGGTGGATTGATGAAAATGGCAACAATCCGGCTCCTTACACACCGATTACGCTGGCAGACCTTGATTCTGGAAAGTACAGAGCTGTTATCTACCCTCGCCAGAGCCGTGACTATGTAGAACATCTGGAAAAAGACGGAAAGAAAACCTTATGCGTATGGTCTTACCACTGTTTACAGGGTACATCTGGTGCGGCATTTGAAAATCAGTTTGCCAACATGATTTATTTTCACTCTGTTGCAAAGAAAGCCGTTACGCAGCGTCTTGTAAAAGGACAGGATCCACTCAGCGAAATGTACGGAATTATCAAACCTGAGTATGATACAAAGAACTACATCAATATCGACTTCCTGAACAAACTGGAAAATTACGACAAGATCATTATTGCAGGAGAGGCAAAGAGCCATTGCGTATTGGAAAGCATTAAACAGATTCTCGAACATTACGCTAATCGCCCAGAGATCACTCAGAAAATCTATATCCTGGAAGATTGTATGTCCTCCATTCCTGGGTTTGAGGATGTTACTGAGCAGACATTTGATGATTTTAAGAAAACGTACCATGTAAACATCGTGAAAAGCACAGATGATATTTTGTAGGAGGTAGCCGGTATGAATGAAACAGAACAGATAATTGACGGATTAGATGAGGTTGAGATCACAAATACCTCCATTGATGAAATCGACAGTGAGAACATCAATTTAATTTTTGTCGGAATCGACAAGTCTGGTTCTATGGGAATGTATGAAAGAGATATGGTAAAAGCTCTTTCTGATTTCAAAGATGCACTTATCAATTCCAAAGAATGTGATGAGATTCTGGTTGCAAGAGCAGACTTCTCCGACAGTGCAACCGTAGGAGGCTATAAGCGCATTACAGAGTTTGACACTTCGTATAGCACCGATGGATGCACAGCTATGTACGATACGATCATTGATGGAACTGAGAAGTTGAAAGAATACAGAGACTTCCTCAAAAATGAGGGAATGAGAGTAAAGGCCGTGTTTGCAATTTTCGGAGATGGGATGGATAACTCTTCTCAGCCGGGAGGGTTTGCAAAGGCAAAGAAAGCGGTAGAGTATCTGAACGTGGAAGAAATCGTTACTGCGTTTATCAGTTTCGGAGGACAGGCAACACAGGAGGCGAAAGACCTTGGATTCAAGAATATCCTCGATGTAAGCAGTTCTGCATCAGAACTCAGAAGAGCTTTCAACTGCTTATCAAAATCAGTGATTGAAAACTCCAAGAGTGCCGTATCGAAACAGGATGATTTTTTTGACGTATAAAAAATGAGAGTAGAACGGCGATCCTAAAAGGGGTTGCCGTTCTTTTTTGCGGGAGGAAATACAATGGTTATAAATAAAATCGGTCAGCAACATATCGACTACGGTACGAATTGCCAGGACTACGGAATTGAATTTGATGGGATGAAAGTTGTTTGCGATGGCTGTTCGGAGGGGAAACATTCGGAAGTTGGAGCAAAAGCGTTTTGCCATCTTTTGAAAAATGACAGCAGAATTATACATGAATGTAGTGTATATACTGCCGCAGCCGCTTTTGGAGAGATACTTGGTCTATTCGGGCAGACTTCCGGCTCAATCAGAGATTTCCTTTGTTTTACGATCCTTATGGTTACTGAAAATGAGACACATTTCATGGTAGATTACTGCGGAGATGGTTTTATCGTGAAAGAACGTCTGGACGGAACGATTGAGTTTGAAGAACTATCTGACGGAGAATACCCGAAATACTTTGCCTACAATTATGTGAATAAAGATATGCTCAAACAGTACAAAGATGGTGTCAATTTTTCCACAAAGGCTTTTCCGAAAGATGAATACAGGAATATTGGTGTAGCATCTGATGGAATACGATTCGCCATGAAAGATGAACAATTTAAGAAAGAATTTACGGAAGTCCTGCAGAGCGGCAAGGAAGTAAGAGTAAAGAGGTTTATAAACAAACATCAGAAAGTATTCCAGGACGATACAACAATCGTATTGTAGGAGGACATTATGAAAATGGTACTAACGAGGATAGGAAAAGAAAAGATAAGACAGCTTACTCCCATAACGGAGGGAGGTGAGGGATATATCTATGAGTTTGGCAACGATATTCTGAAAATTTACAAACCCTGTGTTGATATTGCAGCCAAGGAAAAGAAAGTTGCCATGCTCATTGACAAACCGCTGCCAAAGGAGGCTATTAAACCGATTACGGCAGTGTATGACAATAACAATAAGTTTATTGGTTACATTATGCCAAAAGCCGTAGGAGAGGAAGTAAGAGTTCTCACAAGTAAAAAATATCTGAAAGCGAATGGGATAACCACGAAAGATATTTTGGAAATACTCGTAAAGATACAGGACACCGTGAGAGATATACATTCCGCCGGAGTGTGTATTGGGGATCTGAACGATCAGAACATCCTCTTTGACAAAACTGGAAATGTGTACTTTATAGATTGCGATAGTTGGAGCGTGGAAGATGAAAAATGTGAAGTTTGCATGGACTTATTCAAAGATCCATTGATGAAAGGAAATGACTTTTCAGAGGAAACAGACACATACGCAGAGGCAATTTTGATTTGGAAAACCCTTACAAGGATTCATCCGCATGGTGGGACTATGACACCAGACATGGATATTGTAGAACGTATGAAACGAGGAATATGCGTAATAGACAATCCAAAAGTAAAAATACCAAGAACGATTAAACCGTGGAAAAACTTATCTCCTTATCTGGTTGATTCTCTGAAAAAGATTTTTGAGAATAAGAGCCGATCTATGGGGGATGAATTAAAACACATGGCAAAACACCTTAAATTCTGCGATGTACACCAGGAGTTTTATTATGGCAAATATGCTCGTTGTCCGCTATGTGATAATAATGCAAATGTTCTTACTAAGCCGGTATCACAAGGGGTAACAGGAGGGCTTACACTTATCACGATGCTCAAAGGAAACGATGTAAAAATTGTTCTAAATGAGCAGTGCTATATCAATAATGCCGGAGAAGTAGTGGAAGTTAAGAATGGGAATAAATTCACATACGAAAGCGGAATTAAATACCATTTCGCAGAGGTTGGAGCAGAGAATATTGTAATAAAAGCGGATGATAGAGCGTTCTGGTTTGCCACGGATAGAGAATATGTGTTGGAGAAGAAACACAAGAGTCCGATTTATGCGGCAGGAGATTCAGTATATTTCATAAGTCCTGCCAATACATTAACCTCTATCCAGATCACAAAATCAGGCAACGGAATACGGACGATTACAAAATGTGGATATGAGAGTTACTTTGCGGTATCTGAGGGACATTCGTGCGTTGTGAGTAGATTTGCAGAAAACCTCATTGTGAATCTGGATGGAAAAAACATTGAGATACCATATACTGATACCGTGAATAATTATGGAATACACAGAGATAAAATAACCGGAGGATGGCTTATCGTGTTGGAAAACGGAGCCGGACAGTTCTTTACCTTTGTGTGCAATGAACATGGAGTAGCGTATAGCGAGGATCGCATTAAATATCAATGCGGGCTTGGCAATGTATGTTTTTATAACTCCAATATCTCAATACCGATTGATGGAAATATCAGAATATATTCGTACCAGAAACAGGCATTTAAAGATTTTGAGTGCGAAGCCGTATCGCCGGATAGCTGTTTAATTAAAGATTCCACAGCATTTACAATCGTCAATGATGAAAATATTTATAGACTTGTGAGAACTGTACGATGAAAGGAGAAAATGGTATGACGGAAGCGCAGAAAAAAGCAGTTGAGGTACAGAAAGAAATCGAAGAGGCTTGCATCCGGCATGGACTTAATCTTACTATCTTTGAAAATGGAATTGGATTTGTCGATCCTAAAGAGAATAAGATTGTCATGGTATGGAGACCTCAGTATAAACCAGAAACGCCATCGTTACATCCTATGGAGGAAACTGCATCGGCAGATTTCAAACCTACCACGCAGAAACCGTCCGGTGGCAATATGGCGGCATTTATCTACGGAAATCCAAAGGGCGGCGGTAGATTTGTAGGAAACCGTAAAAAGCATACTATCAGAGGGATGAAGAAGAGGTAAGTATTGTGAGCGAAAAAGAGATACAGACAGTGATGAGTGCTTTATCTGGCACGCCGACAGTTACAACATCAGAATTTGCGGATCGTGTGGAAAAGGCATTGAGAAGTTATAAGGAGAGCGGAGACGATGGGAAAGAATAATAAGCTGATAAATTCTCTGAATGAAATCGCCAGAAGAAACCGCTCCCAGAATGTTGCTACCGCAGCAGACCAGATGGTTCCACAGATATACGCAGCTATCGCCATTGCGTTGCACCGCACACATGGCTTTGGGTATAAACGTATCAATGATATATTCGTGGAATCTCAGCATATTTGGGAGGATTACGCCGGAGACGGAGCTGGCATGGTTAAAAAATGTGAGGAAGAAACCGGAGTGACGGTATGTAGCCCGGAAGAGGCACAGAGATTGATGGAGATGCAGAATGGAATGTAACGGAAATTGCGGATCATGTGCTTGGCATGATAATTTTAATGGGACAACGGATTGGATATGCGCCAATGAGGAAAGTGATTGCTATGGAGCGGTCACATCCTGGGATGATTACTGCGTTGACTACGAACCAAAAGACATATAATAACGAACTCAATTACATCATAAAATTTTAATTTTATCATTTAACAAGGAATGACTGCATTAAAATATCGGTTTCACCGATATTCTAATGCGTGGTTGTTCCTTTTTTGTTAAAATGATGGTGTCTTGGTAAAGACGTTGGTGGATTATCCTTTTCTTACATGGAGTAGTGCAATGCTACTCCATATTGCTAAGCCCGGATAGCTCAACTGGTAGAGCACTTGATTTGTAATCAAGAGGTTGTGGGTTCGATTCCCATTCTTGGCTCTTACCTCTCGTTAGAGGGTAATGGTTCCTCCATGATAATATAGGGGCATGGGCGGCGATGAACCGCCCAGTAATGTGTGGTGGCGCAGTCCGGTAGCGCATCTGACTTTTAATCAGATGGTCGTGGGTTCAAATCCCATCCACGCAACTATCCACATACAGAAAGGAGCAGCTATATTGGAAACGGAAAACGTATACTGCCCTGTATGTAAGGCGCGGGCAAACCGTGAAAAACTTCTTTTCAAGAAAGCACCCGGAGCATCCGGCACGATTTTTATAAACTGCCGTGGATGTAAGGAAGTAATAAAAATAGAATTAAGCAAAGAGCCTTTGAGCCGGTTAAGTCATAAGTAGACTTGATCGGTTCTTTTGTTTTATTCGGAAAGGGGAAACTTCATGTACGCAAGCAACCGTCCAACTCTCGGTAGACGAATGTTAATGACTGATGAGAGGGAAATTACGAAAGACAATATCATATCGGTTGTATCTAAGGCGTTTATGGAACACCAGGAGAATGTGGCACAGGAAGTTTTTCTTTTTGAGTATGAGAAAGGCAATCAGCCAATTCTTAACCGTGAAAAGAAAATCAGACCGGATCTCAATGCCACAGTCGTAGAAAACAATGCTTCAAAGATTGTGGACGTGCATCTGGGATATTGTTTTTCCAACCCGATCACTTTCGTACAGAGAGCAAAGATAGAACCGACAAAGAAACAGAAGAAAGCCTTATTCGGATTTTTGAGAAAAAAGGATGAGGACGATGGAGAGAATATTGACGATTTGAAGATCGCCATGCTCAATAAAATGATGCAGGAGCAGAGCAAAGCGGCAAAAGATATTGCCCTTGGAAGAAACCTATTTATCTGTGGTGTCGGCTACCAGATGATGCTGCCGAACAGAAATAAGAGCAGATATTCTCCATTTGAACTATTGGTTCCAAGTCCACTTACAACCTTTGTGGTGTACTCAAATGACGCATATAGAGAACCGGTGCTAGGATGCACCTATTCCGTACATGATGATGGAACAATTACTCTTACGGCATACTCAAAGAATTTCTGCTATACCATTGAGCATGAGTTGAACACGACAGACTATCATCTGAAAGAGAATATCGCGCCAAACCCACTCCGAAGAATACCGGTCGTTGAATTTTATCTGAATGACCGCATGGGTATTTTTGAAAAGGTTATCCCGCTGATGGATGCAATGAATCTTGTGGATTCTGACCGTATCAATGATATTCTGCAACACGTTCAGAGTTTACTCTGGATGCACAACTGCCAGGTAAACGAAGAGGGCAAGAAAAACCTCGTAGACGGCGATGGAGTCATTATGACAAAGAGTACCGGGGACGGCAAGGAAGCAAAGATCACTTACCTCAATCAGACATTGAATGAGAGTGAGGTTCAGAAACTTGTGGATCATCTCAATTCTCAGTTGGAGCAGATTACCTCTACACCATCATGGCAGGAGGCAAGTGGCGGTTCAACCACCGGTGCGATGCAGTTATCCAATGGATGGCAGTGTTTGGAGATTTCCGCTAAGACGGTTGAGCAGTTATTCACTGAGCCAGAAATGCAGCTCATTGATTTGGCAATCGAAATCATTAAGACAGATCAGAGACCGTATGACGGTCTGAAAGATATAGAGACGGCAGATGTTGAAATCCGTTTCTGCCGTACAAAAACCTATGATTTGGTGTCTAAGACCAATTCCCTTGTGGCGTTGCTTAATGCCGGAGTAGACGGTCTTACATCTTTCAACACTGTTGGACTGTTCACAGATCCACAACAGGCATGGGTTGATAGTAAGCCTATTATTGATGGCATACAGAAGAAACTTGCCTCCAAGGAGGAAAAGACACAGCAACCGAACCCTAACGCATACAAGGATGAAGAGGGGAACGGCGGGGAGAACAACACGGAAAAAGATAAGACAGAGGAATCTAAGCAGCCAAGTAAGACTGCAATGGTAGAAGAATAGGCGGTGTGAACTATGTATAATCCGGTTGAATACTTTGACGAAATGAACATTCTCAAAGACGATAAGCTCCGCCGGAAGAAAACCGCCAAGGAGTTTATAAATGCACTTGTAGACTTCTTTGAAGCACAGTTTCTCAATCTTATTTCCGGCATTTTCCTTTATGAAAAGACGAGTGCTGATTATGAAAATGAACTCATGGATCTCTATTTTGCCATGATGCCTGAATATCAGTACGACACAGAAGTAAGGGAAAAGGCATACAGATTTGCAAAGTATATTCAGGAAGCCACAGAGAGGGCAGTTGCAAATGCCAACGGCAACGATAAATATAAAATATCTCGTATGACCGGTGGCATGATGAATGAAGAGGATGTTCCAAAAAGTGTGAAAAGAATGTTCTCTGATGTCAGAGCTACAGAGATTGCCCTAAATGAGACAAACTGGATATATAACTGGATAAATCATCAGAACCTTGTGGATAAGAAACAGAATACCCACACATGGGTAAGCATGAGGGATGAACGTGTCCGGGTTAGCCACTGGGAGGCGGACGGCCAAACAGTTCCTATTAACGAGCCTTTTATCATCAATGGGTACAAAATGATGTTCCCACTCGATGATAGTATGGGCGCACCGATAGATGAGATCATCAACTGCCGGTGCGTAGAATTATAAATCAGGAGGTAGAAAACCAATGGTAACTGCAAAAAAGACAGCAGCAGACAAGAAAAAGATGGACGATAAGAAGAAAGCAGTTTCAAAGAAATCCGTTTCAAAGAAAGATACTGCCAAGAAAACTGCCAATAAGAAAGCGGCAGCAAAGAAGTCCACAGCAAAGAAAACTGCTACCAAGAAAACAACTGCCAAAAAGGCAGCAAAGAAAAACTAACTGAATACAGTTAGAGCCTATGAGCCGGATGTGATGGAAAATCGTGTCCGGCTCATTTTTTCGGTTACAGAGGGAGTAATTCCTTTCAGATAACGGGTTAGAGAAAACCCTCATCAAACGCATACAACTATTGTCTTGCAGAGACGCAAGTAAAAAAACGCAGAAATTCACACGGAGAGAACCGTTCAAACGCAGGAGGTCAATTATGGCAGATGTAAACAGCACAACAACTCAGAACCAGACACAGCAGCAGTCTCAGACAGCACCGCAGAATCAGCCCACTCAGGCATCCGGTACACAGCAACAGCCTCAGACAGATAAACATGAGGAAAACAACTCCGGCGGAGAAGTAACCGTTGAGAGCCTTATGGCACAGCTTGCACAGGAGAAAGCGGCAAATGCGAAACTGAAATCCGATAACGACAAACTTTGTACATCCGAGGGAAATCTTCGCAAACAGCTTAGAGCTAAGCAGACAGCCGAAGAGCAGGAGGCAGAGGCAAAAGCGGAACAGCAGGCTCAGAGAGATGCTTATGTCAAGGAACTGGAAAAATTCAAAGCGGTAGCGGAATCATCGGAGCGTTACTTAGGAATGGGTATGCCGGCCGAAATGGCAAAGGCTACGGCAACAGCAGAGTATGAGGGAAGCATGGATGTTGTTACCGGAAACATCACTAAGTTTATGGCGGAAAGAGACAAACAGAAAGAGTCGGAAATCCGCGCTCAGTATTTGGCTCAGATGCCTACGCCACAGTCTGGAAACGTAGGTCAGGTTGACTATTCAGCACAGATTAAACAGGCAATGGACGCAGGCGATTCACAGGCTGCGATTCTTGCAATATTAAGTCAAAGTGCCGCTAACAATCAGCAGGCATAAATCTAAAGGAGGTAATGAATTATGGCACAGGGCACAGCAACATCATTCGCTGTTCCTAATTTTAGCGGAATGTTATTCGCTAAAGGACAGACAGCAACACCGTTCTCTACTATGATTGGCGCAAGACCTCTTGTAACCAATCATGTAGAGTTTACTTGCGGTCAGGAGTACAACACAGAAACAGGCGAACAGCCGGAGATTTCTGAAACAGCATCCCTTACTGCACCACAGCCGGAAATGGTAACTAGAAGCCAGCTTACCAATGTAACTCAGATCTTCCAGAAATCCGTTGCGATTTCTTACGGAAAGCAGAGTAACATGGGTACACTGCAGGGTATCAATGTGGCCGGTCAGCAGGCAAACCCTATGGACGAGCTTGCATTTCAGGTTTCTCGTAGAATGGCAAAGATCGCACAGGATATTGAGTACACATTCATCAACGGAAAGTACGCAAAGGCAACTACTGATGCAGAGGCCAATAAAACAAGAGGACTTCTGACAGCTATCACAACCAACGTACTTGATCTTGCTAAAAAGCCTCTCACATACTGGCTTGTAGCAGAGGGATTAAAGTCCATCCACGATCAGGGCGCAAAGACAGACAACATTGTTCTCGGAGTTGATGCAACTACAATGTTGCAGCTTAACCTTGATGCGCAGCAGAACAACCTTACAATCGTTCCCCTTGGAAGAGAAGTGAACGGTATCAAATTACAGACAGTAGTTACCCCTCTTGGAGAAGTGGCAGTTGCTTTGTTTGATACTATGCCTACCGGTACAGCCGTTCTGTTCGATCCGTCCATCATGGCTCCGGTTCATCAGATGGTTCCTGGCAAGGGCAATTTCTTCCTGGAGCAGCTTGCAAAGACTGGTGCAGGAGAAACATATCAGATTTTCGGACAGATTGGTTTGGATCACGGTCCTGAGTGGATGAGTGCTAAGTTCACAAATATTTCCACAGATCTTCCGAGCAAACTGACAGCAACCACAAAACCGGGGGAATAGCAGGTCATACCCTTGACGGTGGTTCCCGTATCGTAGCCGATTCTTCTGTTTCCACATCATCAGATGCGAGCACAGAAGAGACGGTTACTGATGCCACAAAGAAGTATACAGAGGAAGAACTTAATGCTCTGACAGTGGCACAGATTAAGGCTATCGCAACGGAACGTGGGTATGACATGAAAGAAACCGTAAAAGCAAAGCTGATCGCAGAGTTTTTAACTCAGCAAGGGTAAGAAAGTGAGGACGGATTATGGACGCTAAATTGTTGAAAGTCATCTTAGATGATGAAACTCTCACTGACGAACAGATTGCCGTCCTCCTTGTGAAAGCTCAGAAACAGGCTGCAAATCAACACTTTTGGGCGGATGATGATATTCCGACAGAGGCAGAGTTGGAGAGGTTTTATAACCGGTATGAGTTTGAAATCTATGATTTGGCAAAAGCCATAAACTCTGACGATGCGAGGGGTGGACTTGTATCTCACACAGAACTTGGAGTTACCAGGAACTGGGGACAGACAGGTAAGAAAGATATTGAGTTGGCCTTGGCGAAGATTCCACCCAAAACCTATGTCGGTCTGTTAAGGAGGGATGGCAATGCCTAAGCTGAGACTTAAAGACCTCAGATTGAACCAAGTCCCCTTTTATTACCAGACCTATGACGGAACGGTAGACGAAGTGGATGAGGATGGCAACCTTACTGGGGAGAGCATACCGAAGTATTCAAATCCGGTTCGTGTGCTTGCGAGAGTAAGTCCGAACTCAGGAAATGCAGAGGATTCTCCGTTTGGTAAAGATATTGTCTATGACAAGACCATATCAACCGTACAGAAATTGCCGATTGATGAATACTCAAAACTCTTCATAGATGTGGTTCCTGTTCTCAATGAGGACGGGTCCACGGACACGGAACCAGATTATATATGTGTCTGCCCGAAACATGATTTGCAACAGAATCTATGGGCGATACGGAAGATTAAGGGGAATATCCATGCAGGACAAAATAACGATCAATCCCTTTGACCCGGACAGCATAGATGAGGCCATTAAGAAACTGGAAAAGCGGAAAGAGCGTATACACAAATGCGCAGAGAAACTTATACAGAGACTTACAGACCTTGGAGTTGAAAAGGCACAGGAGCTAGTTCCGGTTGATACCGGTACAGCAAGATCTTCCATTATCGGTTACCTGGATGAGGCAGAGGGAGTTGGAATCATAAGTGCCGGAGGGTATTGCAAGTACATTGAGTTCGGTACTGGAGTAAAGGGTAGGGACAGTTCACACCCAAGCGAAGAGTACAAGGCAATAATGAACTGGGCATACAATTCCGGGGCAACAATTTTTACCACGAAAGACGGCAGAGAGGGTTGGTATTATCCGGCTGATGATGGCACATGGCGATTTACAGAGGGTATGCCGTCAAGACCATTCATGTATGAGACGGCGCAATATCTGAGGAAAGAAGCAAAAAAAATAGCAAGCGAGGTATTCAAGGATGGTTAAGGACAATGTGAATTTGTATTTTACGAACCTCCTGAAAGACTTGCAGAAACAATACAGCAGTTTGAAAGGAGGACAGGTGTATAAAGCTACGCCACCGTCATTCCCCTATATGTATTTCAAACAGATAGGCGGAGACGGAGCATTATCCACACTTTCAAATACAGAGGACGGTATCAATCTTGGATTGGAAGTCAAATTCTATTCAAACAAATCCGCCTCAGAAGTGCGGAAGTTAGCAAATTCCGCAAGGGAATATATGGTAGGGATTGGATTTCATTGCGACTACTTCTCCCCTGTGGAGAATGTAAGCGATACTTCCATTTCACAATTCCTTACCCGATTCTCAAAACTGGAAACATGATTAACTCCATCGGCTAGGGTCGCTCCCGAAAAGCACTCGCCTGGTGTCTGCCGGTGGTTTTAATAAATTCAAGGCTTTACCTCTTAGGCAAAGGAAAACACAAGGAGGTAGAACGAAGATGGCAAAATGTACAAATGTGACATATCTCATGCACGAGAAAGCAGATGCTCCCGGAACATTTGAGAAGTTGATCGACATTACTGAGTACCCGGATCTCGGTGGAGAAAAGGAAAAACTCGATGTTACAACACTTTCCGATACGAAGAAAAGAACCATTAACGGTATCGAGGACACAGGGGATCTTGCTTTCAAAGCATGGTATGAGAAAGCTGATTACAAGAAACTCTTGGATCTGCAGGAAGCAGGAAAAGTTGATAAATACCAGTTATGGTTTGGAGAAGAGGGTGTTGACGGCAAATGGGAGTGGGCCGGTGTTATGGCAGTATATCCGACAAGCGGATCTTCCAACAATGCGAGAGAAATGTCATTCTCCATTACTGATGAGGGCGAAGAGGCTCTTCATTATGTAACAGCGTGAAAAAGTGAAACAGCGGCAGGGGAATAATCCTCTGCCGTACAAATAGGACAAATTAACGAAAGGACGGTTAATAAGTATGATTTTACAGACAGCGAATGGACCTAAAGAGATTAAAGTAGCAGATCTCGATTTTACAAACCTTATGTGTGATCTGGAAGATCACGATGTAGATGTAATGGGACTTCTGGATGATGATACCAGAGAGAACATGAAGATTTTTAAGACAATCAGAGCGATCATCGCAGTCCTTACCGGCACAAAGGATCTCACAAAAGCCGGAAAGATACTGAGCGAACATTTGAAGTACGGCGGTTCCATGGATGAAGTCATGGAAGCCTTTACGGAGGCAATGAAAACCGCGGGTTTTGGCGAGGAAGCCGAGGAACCTCCGAAGAGCGGAGGAAAGAAAACCAAGGCGGCAACAGAGTAGAGGAAATAGATCTCAGTAAATACAAAACATTTACAGAGATTATCAATAAAGTTTGGCTTCCCAACGCTCTCCTTTATGGAGTTTCCTATGAGACCTTTTGGACATTAAACCCTACGAAATTAGAGCCATTCCAAAAGAAGAGAGAAATGGAAGCGAAAGAACAGGCCACAGCCTTAGATACGTTGGCGTGGTCCGTTGGTTCGTATGTCGTAGATGCCATGGCAATCTTCCTTGGCAGAAATGCTCCGGCATACCCAAGCCAACCAAGAAGCATGAACAGCACAGAGGAAGCACCGCCGGGAGCAAAAATGACGGATGCAGACAGATTCGCTGCCTTTGCCGCAGAACATAATAAGCGATTGAGACAGCGAAGAGAAAAGTAGCTGATTACATGGGGATAGGTTGACGAACCGAAACAGCGCAAGTCCGGCGCAGTTCCCCATGTTTTCTTATTTTACGGACAAACAATACCACCCACGGACAGGGTTTTACGAAGTGAGGTGGCAAAATGCCTGATAACAGAGTAGATAGCATTTTATTGGAAATAGAAGCCACCACTGATAAGGCAGACGGTGGTATTGATAAAGTAACAAAAGCTCTTACCTCAATGAAGAAAATCACTGAGGGATTAGATACAGAAAAGTTAAAACAGATTCTTGATGTAATGCGTGGTTTCTCCGGCGTTGGAGATGATCTTAAAAATGCCGGAAGTGGTATGAGAAGCATTGCATCATCCATTAAGTCTCTGTCAGGAGTTGATACGGCGAAATTAAAAGAGGTTGCGGCTACTGTAAAGGAAGTCAGCACAGCACTTGGAAACCTCGGATCGAATAATCGCGTCAGCATCAGAATTGATTCTGAGGGGGCACAGAGACGTGTACAGCCTTTGGAGAACGGTCAGCAAGCAGCGGCAGCCACAGAAAGCGTTGCGACTGCATCAGAAGAGGCACAGGCAGCAATGAACGGTGCCGCATCAGCGGCAAGTCAGTTGGCACAAGAGGAAAGCAACCTCGGAACTGCCGGACAAAGTGCAGCAGCCGGACAGACAAACTTAAACGAAAGTCTCAATCAGGCAAACACAAATCCGGCTAATAGACGTATTCAGGAACTCATAGACCAGATCAATAAGTACAAAGCCACTGTCAGCGGTATGGAGAGTGGAAAGATACGGTTTGATACCGGTCAGTATGAGGAAGCTGTGAATGGCCTCAGACAGGCACAGGAACAGTTTAAGCAGTTCAAGGAAACGGTTTCACAGTCTCCTAGGAATATGGAGGATGTGGCAAAGTCCATTAAGTCCATAGGGGATGCAGCACAGAAATGTGGACTTGGAACCTTTTCTTCTATATTAAGTGGAATTGCATCAATTCTTCCGGCCATTGAAACCGGGGGCATGGCGGCAAACGCTGGGTTCCAATCTATGGCAGTAGGTCTTGAAGCCGTTCAGGCGGCGATACCGATTATTGGTATTATCCTGACAATCCTTACTGCAATCATCAATGCGGTAAGGCAAGTGGCAAATGCTGTAAAGAACGAGACACAAAAAATCATTTCTGCCGTGAAAACGGTAGTGAACAAAATCCGTTCTGGGATTGTTGCAATTATAAACAAATTCAAGGAACTCAAAAAGAGAGTGAGAGAAAGCCTTGGATTTTCAGAAAAACAATCTGGTGCATTTGCAAAGAAACTCGGCTCAATCATCCGACTTGGAACGTTCATGTTATTACGTTCAATGTTTACACACCTATTTGAACTCGTAAAAACAGGATTCGATAACCTTGTTATTTATTCAAAAAGAGCCGGAACAGAGTTTCACAAAAACGTAAATCTGCTCTACAACGATTTGCGACAGCTTGGAGCATCACTGACAACTGCATTTGAGCCAATACTGAATGTAGTTACTCCGATTCTGGATTATCTGATTCAGAAGCTCGTTGCAGCAACAAACGCATTGGCACAGTTCTTCTCAGCACTCACAGGTAAGAAGTTCTATACCAAGGCAATAAAACAGAATAAAGATTATACAGATTCCTTAAATGGTGCTGCAAAGGCGGCAAAGAACCTTACCACCGGCATAGATGAGCTTAATATCCTAAGTGATGATAAAAGCGGCAGTGGAAGCAACAGCGGAGCCGATGGAAGCGGTTATGAAACAGACGAGATTGCGGATAAGTACAAAAATCTTGCACAGATGATTAAGGATGCTTGGGATGAAGCTGATTTCTACGATGTAGGAAGAATGTTCGGGGAGAAACTGAAAGAAGCCCTCGATAACATTCAGTGGGACGGCATCAAAGCATCTCTGAGAAAGATTGCGAAGTGCATTGCGACATTCCTGAATGGTTTCCTTGAAACTCCTGGATTGTTCACATCAATAGGTGTGACAATAGCGCAAGCTATTAACTCTGCATTTGAGTTCGTTGATTCATTTGTAGAAAACTTCCATTGGAGCAGTCTCGGAACGGCAATAGCAGATCTTATCATTGGTGCATTAGATACTCTTGATTGGACTCTGATAAATAAGACTGCAAAGGGGTTGGCACAAGGCATTGTTGATGCAATCAACGCTGCCCTGCAGACAGAGGACCTTTGGAAGAAAATCGGCACTGCAATTTCCAATACGATAAACTCAGCAATCACTTTTGCAAAAACATTTGTCAAAGGGTTGGACTGGGCTTCACTTGGAACTGCAATCGGAAATCTTCTCGGCAATGCGATCGCCGGAATTGATTATGACGGAATCGGAGAAACATTTGCCGGTTTCGTGAATGGGGTATTTACCGCCGTACTGAATTTCTCAAAGACATTTCCGTGGACGGACATCGCAAAGAACTTTGCAAGCGGTGTCAATACGGCACTGAAAAACATCGACTGGAAAACAGTTAAGGACGGCTTCGATAGTTTCTGTTCTGGACTTGGTTCAAACCTCAATACGGCAATCACAAACATTGACTGGGAACTTGTCGGAACGACACTCGGAAACAGCATCAAGACACTTTTCAGTGGTATTGGAAAATTCCTTGCAAAGATTGATTTCAAGAAAATCGGTAGTGACTTTGCGAGTGCAATTAACAAAGCCGTAAAAACCATCAACTGGAAAGATGCAGGAGGTACAATCAATTCCCTCATCACTGGTGTATGCACACTGATTAACACTTTGATAGATGAGGTAGATTGGTACGAACTTCTAAAGGGCGTAGGAACGGCAATGTCCGAGATTGACTGGGACACAATTCTCAAAACAGTATTTAAGGTATTTGCAGCCAAGTGGACGTTCAAGAATTTGTTCAAATGGGTATCATGGACCGCCATTTGGAACGAACTGAAAACAAGCGTTGTTGAGGGAATATCAAAGAAGTTCGGAATTGGATCTGATGATGGAGAAATAAATACTGTCGGAGAGAAAATAGTCAGTGGTTTGCTTGGTGGAATATCTAAATCCCTTTTGCCAGCACCATTGCAGACAGCGTTGAGTTGTTTCGGAAATGTGACGGATGTTGTCAAAGGAATATTTGGCATAGGTGGTTCATCCGATTCAACCGTATTCAGCACACTTGGAAGCAATCTTGTCACTGCTTTCAATGGAGGCATCGGGAAGAAATTCTCAGACTGCCAAGCAAAAGTTACGGAGTGGGCCGGAAAGGTCAATGACTGGTTCTCGGGTACGAGCTTTGGAAAGATTTGCAAAGAGACTTGGGAAACCCACGGTCAGAACATCATAACCGGCTTTAAGGACAAGATAGGCAATGCTTACACCACCACAAAAGACAGCATCACGACTTGGGCTACTAAGGCCAAAGAGTGGTTCAACAATTCATCATTTGGTGGAGTCAACATGGAAACATGGACCGGATATGCAAATGACATTATCTCCGGTTTCAAGACAAAGGTGGGAAATGCCTATACACAGACCAAGGACAACATTACCACATGGGCCTCAAAGGCAAAGGAATGGTTTAATAGTTCTTCATTCGGCGGAGTGAATAACGGTACATGGACCACCTACGCAAATGATATTATCACTGGTTTCAAAACAAAGGTGGGTAACACATACACCACCACAAAAGATAACATCACAACCTGGGCGAGCAAAGTTAAGGAATGGTATACGAGCAGCGGCTTTGGAAACATCAATAGCAATACTTGGCAGACCTACGCAAACAATATCATTTCCGGCTTCCGGGAAAAGGTTGGAAACACCTATACCACCACAAAGAACAACATTACTACTTGGGCGAGTAGCCTGAAAGATTGGTTTTCTGGATCTTCATTCGGAAATATCAACAATGCCACATGGACCACTTATGCAGGAAATATCATAACTGGTTTCAGAAACAAAATCGGACTGTCATACACAGATACAAAAAGTAATATCACAACATGGGCTTCAAACCTCAAAACGTGGTTCTCTGATAGTGGTTTTGGAGGCATCAATAGTTCTAAGTGGAGTACCTATGCAGAGAATATTATTTCCGGCTTCAAAACGAAAATCGGAAACAGTTATACGACTTGTAAGAGCAACATTACAACATGGGCTTCTAATGTAAAAACGTGGTTCACAAATACCTGTTCTTATGACAAGTGGTATGACATTGCAAAAAATGTGGTAGATGGTTTTAAGAACGGTATAGGAAATCTGTACTCTACCTGTAAGAACAACATTGAATCGTGGGGCAGCAGTATTATCTCATGGTTCAAAGACAAGCTGGATATTAACTCTCCGTCCAGAGTATTCAAACGATTAGGTGCATATTCCGTAGAGGGATATAACATCGGCGTAGAGAAAGAGGGAGAGAAAACAAAAGGAATTGTCACTTCCTGGGTAGATTCATTCGCTGATATGGACGTGAACCTCGGAACACGTCTGAAAATCAATGACAGTGTATTGAAAGAATACAGCAACAATTATGGAAGTGATTTCACGAATGAAGCAATCGTGCAGCGTGTGACAAGGGAGGTATCTACAAACGGAACTGTGCAGGCAACGCTTAATTCCGGAGGCGGTCTGAAAGAAGCTATCAAAGAGGCTCTGGATGATCTAGGAATAACAACCGCTGTGAGTGAGATTTCAAAGAATACCAAGACACAGGCTGATAAGAAAGAACAGACGATTGTTGAAATCGGTGGAAAGACAGTTACGGACGCAGTAACCACACAGCGCAATGCCAACGGTTACAGCTTCCAAGGAGCGTAAAGGAGGGATATGGAATGGCTTATATATCAGTAAATGGTTATGACTTTCCCCCTCCTAAACGTGGGGCAAAGCCAACTGTATCTACAATGGTGGATGCCGGAAGAAATGCCAACGGTACGGTCGTAGGACAGAGAGTTGGGCGAGATCAGTACAAACTCGACACTCTGGAATGGCCGTGGCTGACGGCAGCTGAGTGGAGCCGGATGCTTACGGTGCTGAGTGCGTTTTTCGTATATGTCACTTTCCCAGATCCGGTCACTATGAAAAAAATAACAATAAAGATGTACCCCGGAGATAGGACGGCAGAACCATATTGGATTGATACAGACGGAAATCCAATTACCTATCAGAGTTGCAAAGTAAACCTTATTGATTGTGGAGAGTGATGGTGTATGCAGAAAGTATCAAATGAATACAAGGCAAGCATGAAAAGCTCTCTGAGAGAGCGGTCATACATGATGATTTCATTCGGTCTGGTAAATCAGGAGGCACAGGCCAACGCAACCGTCATGGGAAATAATTTTGCCTATTACTCGAAGCAGACCGGCTTATTCGGTCAGCGAAAAGAGGACACTGTATATGCCACGCTCGAACATGATTTCACAAAGGTTGACGGATCCATGTATTTTCTTCCAAGAGAGAATACATCCGGTAACTACTACGACACCGGTTTGATAAGCAAGCCTCTGATTCCGGCAAGCGGATATGAGCTGCTTATCGAACTGAATGTTGTAGCAACGGATATTAAAGGACTGACTATCAATTTTGGAGAGGTTTATCCTACTCGGTTCGACATACTCACGAGTAGCGGACAGAGGATAGAGATTGTTGACAACGATCAGTCAGAGTTCAGTACAGAACAGGTGTTAGAGAATACCACATATATAAAATTCATCTTCTATAAGATGAAAAATCCATATTCCAGACTGAGGATTTATTCAATTCAGTTAGGCTACGGTCTTGTTTATTACAATGACGATATTATGGATTCTAAATTAGACAGCTACATATCCCCAATTTGCGAGGATGTTCCACAGATAGATTTCATGGTTAAGCTGCAGAACTACGATCAGTATTTCAATGTAGACAATCCAAACTCAGCAATTAACTTCTTGGAGACAGGGCAGGAGATGTATGTCTGGTACGGTTATCAGTTGCCGAACTCAGACACTATCGAATGGATAAGAGGGGCAAAGTTACAGTGTAGTGCATGGGAAAGTGATGATTACTCGGCAACGATAAGGTGTCAGGATCTTTTCAGAAACATGGACGAGGAATATTACAAAGGCTGCTATGCTCCGGCAGGAATCACATATTACCATGCAGCAGAGTTGGTTTTTCAGGATGCCGGAATTGAGGAATACTACATTGATCCGTACCTCAAAAAGTCAACCACAAAAAACCCCATACCGAGAGTTAAACACAAAGAGGCCTTACAGATTATCGCTAATGCCTGCAGATGCGTTCTTTCACAGAACCGGTACGGCAGACCACAAATTAAATCCTCATTCGCACCGGAGTACGACATAACGTGCAACGGAGAGACAGAGTATTCCCATGTTCGGAATATAAAGAGTGAGACTGCAAAACAGGAGTACGCTTCATTTGCACACAACTACACCACTGTAAATGCAGAAATGTATTATCTCCCGGAGAACCAGAGTAAGGCAGATAAGTACACCGGATATATTTCATTACAGCAGTCCAATAAGGATTGCCTGTTTGAAGAAAATCCGATTATCTACATCACTCAGGAAACCGCCTGCATGTACTATGGTTTGCAGTTGATGTTCGGTTCTACACTGCCGGACGGAATTATATTCAGGACTTTCAATGACGGCAAAAAGGTGGATGAGTATGAGGTAAATTCGGACATTACAAAGAGGCTGATAGTGCAGCACGATTTTGAAGATTTTGATTTGATGGAGATTGAGTTCACAAAGACAAAAGAGCCATTCAACCGCATAGTCGTTGATTACTTCTCATTTGGCGATATAACGGATTTTACGATGGAAAGGCAGGATATGACCTCTTCTCCAAAATCAATCAAACAGGAGCTTGTCAAGGCTGTCAGAGTGCCATGCTATTCCTACCAGAAAGGAACTGCGGAAGAAACTCTTATCAGTGAAGAGACTGAGGCAGTAAAGGGAGATATTCAGACGTATTATCTCGGAGATCCGACTTATGGATGCAGAGCTACGTTCAATTCCTCAGCATCAAACGTCAGCATTGTAGAAAGCGGAGATTATTATGTGACAGTTAAGTTTCTGATTACTGGCAAGTACCAGTTTGAAATTATAGGACACAGATACAACATTGTTGAGCAGTATGCCGTAAAAACGCTCAATAGCAGAGGAAAGACCATAACATGGAAAAATCCTCTGGTAAGCGATATGGAAACAGCAAACCACTTGGCAGACTGGCTTGGGGATTATTACAACGCCGGTATTGAGTACGAATACAATACCCGTGGAAATCCAGAGATTGATGCGAACGACATTGTTTATCAAGAGAACGCATACCGCCCCGGATTAAAGGTAAATATCTACCGCCACATTGTTAATTTCTCACAGAGCTTATCTGGAAAGGTAATTGCCCGTAGGGTATCAGAAAAATAAGAACAGAAAGGAAGAGGAAAATGAATGGCTATTAAATCCGTACAGGCTATCGTAAATGGCGTGACTACCACACTCACATACGACAGCAAATCAAAGACTTACAAGGCTACGCTTACAGCTCCGGCAAAGTCCTCATACAATCAGTCAGGACATTATTACGGAGTACAGATCATCGCCAAGGATGAGGCCGGCAACACGACTACTGTAAACCAGTCGGATGCCACACTCGGAAGCAAGCTGAGGCTTACGGTAAAAGAGAAAACCGCACCGGTTATCGCAATCTCTTCTCCGACAGCATCACAGTTACTTACGAGCAATCAGCCGACAATTTCATTCACAGTCACAGATGATGATTCTGGTGTCAATCCAGGGACAATCAAACTGCTTATTGATGGTTCTGAAATATCTGGAATCACAAAGACAAAGACAACGTCCGGTTATTCATGCAGTTATAAACCGTCCACAGCACTTTCAGACGGTTCACACACCGTTGTTGTAAAAGCATCCGACTATGACGGCAATGCAGCTACTCAAAAGAGTGTTTCATTCAAGATCGATACTGTACCGCCTGAGTTATCAGTTACAAGTCCGGTAAACAAACTCGTCACGAATAAAACCACAGTAACGGTAGCCGGAACTACCAACGATGCAACATCAAGTCCGGTTACGCTGACAATCAACGGCAGCGCAGTAACTGTATATGACGATGGCACTTTCTCAAAGGATATAACCCTGAAAGATGGCTCAAACACCATTACCGTTGTAGCAAAGGACGGAGCCGGAAGAACCACGACCGTCACAAGAACAGTAACCCTCGATACAAAAGCACCGGTTATCTCAGATGTTTCATTGGCACCGAACCCGGCGGATGTCGGAGCAACCTATGTAATTTCTGTTTCGGTAACAGATTAGGCGGTGCGGCATGGCAGCTAACATATTGGTAAGGGACGTTACGATAAGTCCGAACCCCGTGCAGGCAAAGGGGAAATACACAATCTCAGTTTCCATTGAGGAACTGAAAGGCGTTGCATTTGTCGGCAATTATGTTGGCTCCTATGTCAATATATCAGACAAGGAAATTCCTGATAAATTGTCACTGGCATACGTTGGCAATTACACCAAAGGATAGGAGGCGATGAATAATGGCTGATATAGCAAATGTCACAGGAACACTTGACGATAAAGAATTGAATTTTCAGCACTCTATCGGAACCGTATATAAAGCCTCCGCAAGCATAGATGGTTCGGAAAAGGATCATGTAGCCGTATTGACGGCAACGGATTCTGCCGGGAATAGTACAACGGAAACAATGGTTATTTCTATCTCGGGTTCCTGGACCACTCCAAAAACAGATTGGTACGGTTACACAGACGAGGATGGGATTTATCACGGAGACCGGTTCAACACGGAGGATTTCAACCGTATAAAGAACAACCTCGCATATCTCAGAGAGATAGCCGTGGCAATGTACCAGGAGTTTTCCATAAATGATCTGGGAGACGATAGGAGCAAAGACCAGTATTTTTATGCGGATGAGATAAATCAGTTGGAAGAAAACATTAAGCTCATAGCTGAAAACACATTTAAGCCGGACATAGGGGAGAACCCCTTATATACAGCAAATGGAAAGATTTTTGATTTCAACGAACTCAACCGCATTGAAAGCCTGATTTTGGATTTATTCAATCAGTTATTAAACCAATACAGAGGTCGGCAGATGCTTACCTTTAACTTTGGCATAAGGAGGGAGGCGTTCTAAGTGGCGTGGGAACGATTAAAGACAGACTACAAGGATGCCGTATGGTCCGGTCTGCGGAAGTTCATACCTATTGATAATGGGGACGGCAGTTATTCCGTAAAAGATGTGACCCAGTATACGGTGTATGATGAATCGTTTTTCGGTGCGTATGATGCCAACCGCATCAATACAGCCGTCAACGCAATCATGGCAGCATTGGAAAACGGAACAGATTTGTATGAGGTATTCACAGAGTTTTTTGAGAACCAGAAAGTTGAGTTTGACAAGAGAGCAAATCTGGATCTCGACTCATTCAATATCTTTCTCGACAATTTGCAGGCAACGGCAAATGCGGATGTTGTGCAGTTAAAGAAAGACTACACATCTGAAATGACAACGTTTGAGAACAATCAGGAAATATTGTTTAATCAATGGTTTTCAATGATTAAAGATCAGTTGTCAGCGGATGCAGCCGGAAAATTGCAGAATGAAATCAACGATGTGGAAACCCACATTAGAAACCTTGCAGTGAAGATACATTTCAACGATACCGTTGGAACTGCTGCTGCAATAACTGTTCAAAATGTAACATCCGGTAACAAATATACTGTTACAGATTATACTCAGCCTTTGTATCTCACAGAGGCAGGAGAGTACACAATAAGCATTGCGAACGACAACTATATGGTTGCCCCGAAAACATTTTCTATCAGCAATGCGGATCTTATGACACATAAGACTTTCAGAATCATAGACGGCAACGGATTGGCGTTTGTCGATGGTTTTGTAGGAGCCTATGTAAATAAATAACGGAGGTAGACACAATGAGAGATTTCCCTAAGAGACTTGCAACCGCCGAGGACATTAGAAACTGTAAAACCCTCGTAGACGATGGCGCATTTGCGGCAAAGGATCTGTTAGAAGCCATCGAAGATCTCGAAAACATGAATTATCTTCACTGCCCTATCCTTGCGGTAGGAGAGGATAAGAAAACAGTAACTATCAACTATTGTGCAGAGGCAAAGGCCGGAACAAAGGCAATCGTTGGCAACAAGACTGTGAACATCACGAATGTTACACACGAAGAGGGAGAACCGGATGAGCACACTGGAGATACCCAGTTGGAAACAACCATTATCTCCACTTCCGCTATGGTTTCTACCGAAGCCACGGAAATTGCAGTTACCGCACCTTACACAATTTATGACAGTCTCGGCATGACAGCCGAAGAACTGAATCAGATCAAGGAGGAATTGGCTAATGAGTAAATTCTACGGTTACGATGAGGCAATGGAGAATGATATTGCAAAGATAACCACTCCCAAACTTGCCCTCATGTCTGATGTGGTGGCATCAGATAAGAAATTCATCCGCATGGAGAGCGGAACACTTACTGTAATCGCCGGAGTTCTGATTGCAGTAGGAAATTCTGTTTTCAAGACAGAAAAGACCACACTCACAGCAAGCAATCTGGACGGAACGGCTTCAAAATTTGAAGTCGGAAAAGATTACTGCATTTATATCTGTGATCCCACCGGCGGAGACGCAACCAACTTTGCATCCGAACAGTATCGTATTTCCCTTAATACGACATATCCAAACGGTTATACAGCAGTTACATCAAGAAAAATCGGTGGCTTCCATTACGGTGTAGTCAGAAAAACAAATAGTTCCGGTATTCCGATCAGCGCATCCGGGGCAGCACTCGGAAGCGGATGGGAAACAAACGTAACAGAGGGGATTGTTCCTAACTCTGTATGGACTCTTCTCCATAGACCTACTTGTGATCCTACCGGAATGGTTTATATCGGACCGTTCTGGGGAGACATCTATCTTTCATCCGACAATGGTGCCAGTGGTTTGCAGAGCAAAAAGGGTGTTGTGCCGATTACTGGAACAGAGGGATTAAACTGGTATATCGCCAATGAAAGAGCTATGAGAGTAGGAAAGAGACTTCCAACCTACGCTGAGTTCTGCAAAGGCGCATACGGTTCTCCACAGGGCGAAGATGGTAACAACACCTACGCATGGTCCGCAACTTCCAATACGGCAAGAACCGCCTGCGGAAATGTAAAGAACGCAGTTTCCGCAACGAATGTTCGCGACCTTGTTGGAAACGTATGGAAGTGGCTTGATGAGTTCATTCACGACCCTACCGGATCAGCATGGAACTGGTATGACGTTATGAGCGGACAGAAAGTTGGCCAGCTTTACATGGCCAACAACACAGGTTTGCACGCGCTCATTGGCGGTGGCGACTGGGGCGGCGGGGTTCACGGTGGTTCGCGGACTGTGTATTGCGGCAGTTGTCCGTGGGACGTGAGCACGGCCGTTGGCGTCTGGTGCGTCTGTGACTCGCTGTAAGCTGATGGGGACCGGCGAAAGCCGAGTCCCTTGCGGTTGAAAGGTTGGGTGTAATAGATGGCATACAAGAGCAAATACGAAAATCAGACCACAACCAAGATGGATTACATTCATACCGAAGCACACCAGATGGCCTACGACCTATCGGTATATCTCCATAAGAAAGTGAGAGAAATGCCACATTATGAGAAATTCACTCTCCAAAAGGATATACGAGAATGTATAGACGGAATCATGGATGAGATAGAAGCATACGAGAGGTCAAAGACAATCAGCCATCTTTATACAGCCGACAGGCTGAAAGGAAAATTGGTAAGAAAAATCCGATTGGCGCACGATCTTGGATATTCTGCGATGAACAATAGAGTTTACGAATATTGTGCAGAGCAGATAGGAATTATGGGAGCGTGCATCGGAGGTCTGATAAATAAAGCACAAGCAGAGAAACGAAAATAAGCAACTATTTGGGGTAGCTGTTAATTCGCACTGTCGCTCCGAGGTTTGCACGCGCTCATTGGCGGTGGCAACTGGAACAACGGGGTTCACGATGGTTCGCGGACTGTGAATTGCAACAATTATCCGTGGAACGTGAACACGAACATTGGCGTCTGGTGCGTCTGTGACTATTTAGAAACTTTCAGATTGGTGGAGCTACGGCTTGCCAACAAGGATTATTTGATAATCATTATTGAATAGTCAGACGGCTATCCCGTCCCGTGCGAATCGGGCAAATTTAAAACAGCGGAGTCAAATAGTAGCGTAAGCGAAGGAAGTGTGACGTAAGCGATTATATGAAGAGAATAACAGGTCTTATGAAAAACATCTGTACCATGAGCAATGCCTTACTTGCATACAGAAAGGCGAGGCGGTGCAAAAGGTACAGACCGGAGGTTTTGGAGTTTGAAGCAAACAGAGAAGAATATCTCAGCAAAGCCCGCCGGGAATTAAAGAGTTTGACATACACTCCTGGGAAGTACAAAGTTTTCAAAGTGTGGGAACCAAAGGAACGGATAATTATGGCATTGCCGTTCTACGATAGGGTTATCCAACACATGATTGTCAATTATATAGAGCCGATATTTGAGCATCAGTTCATATACCATTCCTACGCTTGCAGAAAGGGGAAAGGTGCTCACAGAGCCAGCAAGCAGTTGACAAGATGGCTGTATAATCTGGAAGTCGTGCAAGGCAAATCAGTTTATGTGCTGAAAGCCGACATACACCACTACTTCCAGAGTATAGACCATAAGGTTTTGAAGAAAGAACTCAGAACCTACATTAAAGACAAGGACTTACTCGTAATCCTTGACCGGATAATAGACCATAATGGGATATTCCCGGATGGTGTCGGCATACCGGTTGGAAATCTTACAAGCCAGTTATTTGCTAATGTATACCTACACCGCTTAGATATGTTCGTAAAACATACTCTTCATGTGAAGTATTACATGAGATATATGGACGATTTTCTGATTATATCAGATGATCTCGAACAGTTAAAACGGTGGGAGAAACAGATAGAGACATTCCTTGCGGAAGTTCTGAAATTGCAGTTAAATCCAAAGACAACAATCGTATACGCAAAGAACGGTGTTGATTTTGTGGGATATAGGCATTGGAACTCCACGAAGAAAATTAGAAAAGATGCTATGCGGAGATTGAAACGTCTTATGAAGAATTTTAAGGACGGAACAATCACGGAAGAATTTTTCGACAAGTCTCTCACGAGCAGAATTGGTTCAATCAAACACGCCGATACCTATAATCTGGTGGAGAAGATCACCTGCGAAGCAAAGGAGTTAAAGGAAAGTCATGCGTGATGGAAGTTATGTCATTGTAGACAGGCTGTGTGAGGCAACCACACAAATGCTTGAAATCATCCGAAAACAGGAAGAAATCATTGAGCAGTGCAGAATATCGGATGAGCTGCATAAGGAACTCGATGATATGAAAAGCGATGTGGACCAGAAGATGGATTTGATTGAGTATGACTTGAGATCATACAGACGGGAGCGTGGAGAATGATAGAGTTTATTGTGAAATACTGGATAGAGTTCCTTTTCGGACTGATAATCAGCGGAATGGGTGTCATGGCAAAACTGATGTACAATCAGCATTTAAAAAACAAAGCCATTGGCAAGGGCGTAGAAGCTCTTTTAAGAAACGGTATCGTTCAGACATACAATAAGTGGTCTGAGAGGGGGTATTGTCCTATATATGCACGAGAAAATGCCACAAGGATGTATGAGCCTTATCACATACTTGGTGGAAATGATGTTGCGACAGATTTAATCGAAGATCTGAAAGGACTGCCGACTGAACCACAAAAGAAGAAAGAGGGTGTAGAAGATGATACTTAAAATTCTGATAGGTTTCGCTCTCGGTTACATTGCAGCTTGCGTGACATTTTACATCCTGCAGAAAAGAGAACGTAGGCGGAGAAAAGAGAAGAAAAAGAAAGTAAGCCTGAACACCTATGCAAAGGTAGCCACTACTGCGGTATTGGCTCATGGGATGATCCTTACATCGTGTTCCTATGTCCTCTCATGGGTAGGCATGGATCCGGTGGTGGACGTATCAAGCACAATCGTCAAAGAAATCGTTGCCCCATTGGTGGTTTATCTGGGGACAAATACGATTATGAATATCTTTGAGAAGAACAAACTCAGTTTTTCAGTACCAATCAACAGCACCGTCATTGACAAAGACGGAACCACACACAAATCCTCAGATGATGAGGCATTAGGATAGGAGGTCATATTATGACAATGGAATTTTTAATTGTAGCACTGTTCGCGGTATCATTACTCACAAACCTTACCGTTGAGGGAATCAAGAAACTTCTGGATAAGAAATCTGTTGACTATTCATCGAATGTGATGGCAGCAGTTACCGCAGTCGTTATTTCCGTGGCACTGTCCGCCGGGTATCTGATTTACACAGAAACGATGCTTAACGCAAAGATTGGCGTTGAACTCATTGCCCTTGCGTATCTTAGTTTTTTAGTTGCCACGAACGGATATGACAAAGTTATTCAGGCAATCAAGCAGATCAAACAGATTGGAAACCAGTAAGAGAATATTATTCAGAGCCATGAGCCGGATGTGAATTAACACACCCGGCTCTTTCTTTTTAAGGAGGCGCAGATCATGGCATTGAAAGGTACGACAGCGCAGGAGAGGGCATGGAACTTCTTTTGCGATAAAGGGTTAAGCCATTACGCCGTAAGTGGTGTCATGGCAAGCATAAGAGCTGAGAGTGAATTCAATCCTCACAATCTGCAGAACAGTTGTGAGAAAAAGAGCGGATATACAGATGAAACATATACCGCTGCGGTAGATAACGGCAGCTATGGGAACTTTGTCCGGGATTCCTACGGATATGGGTACGCACAGTGGACCTATTGGAGCAGAAAACAGAATCTTTTCAATTTTGCCAAGAAGAAAAAGAAGTCCATCGGAGATGAAGAGATGCAGTTGGAATTTCTGTGGGAGGAATTGACCGGATCATACAAAGGGGTTCTTTCAAAACTCAAAGCCGCAAAATCCGCACAGGAAGCATCAGATATTATCCTGACCGGATATGAAAAACCGAAAGACCAGGGGCAAAAGGCAAAGGCAACCAGAGGATCTTATGCAGAAGAGTATTATGAGCAGTTTTCAGTGAAAAAGGAGGAAAATACTATGAAAGTAATCATCGGAAGTGCGAGAAGAGATGAGAATGGAAAGTATGCCGGAGGCAAGCCGGGGGACCAAGATGGAGTAGAAGTAAGCACACAGAATTATTATGTTCATACCAAAGGATGGTATATGTATCGTTTCCTGAGTGACGAATACGCAAAAAAAGCCGCTAAAGCAATGTATGATGCCTGCATGAATGATAATGTCGGTTACTGCCAGACACATCGTTCAATTATTACCATGCTGAAAAAGTACGGCAGCATGAAAGCAATCGCAGAAAAGACAGAGACAGATTGCAGCAACCTTGTAAGAGGATGTATCTACGAGGCAACCGGCATTGACGTAGGAAGCTTTAGTACCGCACCAGAACCGTCAGTGTTAGAAAAATCTGGTCTGTTTGCTAAAAAAGTTGCTGTTACAGCTTCGACCCAGTTTAAACCGGGAGACATCCTTGTGACAAAAACCAAGGGGCATACTGTTATTGTTGTGTCTGTTGACGGATCCACACCTAGCAGCACATCCACTCCGGCAAAACCGGCAGCAAGCACATCATCTTCAAAAAAGGTAGAAAGTGCAAAGAGTAAGGACGCAGCTATCGCCGGAAAGTACAAAACGACCGGCAATCTCTATCTGAGAGTTGGAGCAGGAACCGGAAAAACAGCAATCACTCTCATGCCTAAAGGTTCAGATGTTCAGTGCTATGGCTACTATACGAGTTACAACAGAACACGTTGGTATTATGTGGCATACGGCAACCTGACCGGATTCTGTTCATCTGCATATTTAAAGAGAGCGTAAATCGGAGATAAACCGGATAAAATCGAGATAATCTTCGATGGTAATATGCCTATAATATACAATAGAGGGTAGAAACCGCATAAACACTGGAAACCTGTGCTACTGCTATGACTGCACAAGGTATTGTATAGGAACATCTGAAAACATAAGGTATATCATGAGCACCGGATCGAATGTGAAAACGTTTGATCCGGTGATTTTTTTATGCAAAAAATACCCGCCCCTGTAGCTGCGTGGAGCAGTGGTACAGGGGCGGGTATTGTTATTTCTATGGTATTCTATGGTTCACATA